TCTATTTATCAAAAATACAATAGTATCTTCTGAATAAACTTTACGTAATTCATTAATTATGTTATTAAACTTTCGAGGGTTCAATGCTAATAATTTAATGAATAACTTATTATTAATCATACTTGACTTAATCATAATATCACAACTCCTTTCGTTTAATTCATATTTGTTAAACCAGAATTAATGGAAAGATTCAATAAATTATTCAATTCACTACACATATAAAGATATATAATTATCCCGGTATTTAATATATCGGGATATCCATTTTATTACGCTCTCTGTCAGTTTCCAAACAACAACCTGTGAAATTTTGACAATTAGAAAGGAGGATTTCTTTATATAAAATGGCTAAAAAATTCAGTATAAATGAAACTAAAAACTCTGAGATAGCAAATGCATCTAAAAAACTTAATAATATTGATGATAAGTTACAGAAAGATAAAGATGCTAAACAAGATAAAATTAAAAATAAACAACGTGATTCATCTGCAATACGTAGAGATCAGAAGATAGAAATGGATAAGGCTAAAATCGCTTTAAGAGGCGATATAAGCTATTCTAGCGCTAACCCATATGATAATACCCCTAGTGCTCAGAAAGCCTCTAAAAAGGACGTATTAAGCCTTTCTACGGCATCTTACGGCAACTCTTTGCTAGAAAAGATAGCTTCTAATAGCAATCACTTAGAATATCAGAATGCTGTACTTAAATTTCAAGAAAAACAAGTAGAACTTCTTTCTACGATAGCTTCTTCTGTAGTAGCTATGGGTAAAGTAATAGTGACATCTGAAGCTGCTAAGGCTGCTGGAGAAAGTCCTGAATATCAACGTAATTTCTCTACTATGGCAAAGGCACTCGGAAGTGGAGATTATGCTACAGCTGCTTCAGAAGGATTTGCTTCTATATGGAAGAAAGTAGATAGAAATGGATATTTACAACTTGCTAATTCTATGGTAGATCTATTTAAAGGAATGCTAGAAGATGGTAAGATTAAAGAAATGTTTAAGCAAAAGCTTAAAGATTATGTACTAGATGCTATGCCTATGGGAGCTGGAGACTTCTTGCGTAGATGGGAAAATGATCCTATAGCTGCTACTCAAAGATTCTTTAACCAAAGATCAGTAAGTGGAAACTTCTTAGATAGAATGTATGCAAAAGACTTTGCTGCATTTAATCCTATCGCATTTAAAAATAATAAAAATAAAACAGACTGGTCTGAAAAAGGTATATATACTAAAAAAACAGATAAGACTATAAATGAAATAATTCCAGAATATTTAGCAGAAATCTTAGCTGCAATCAGAAAAGATGAAGCTAAAATATATGACTGGAAATCAGAGAAGTTTGTAGGACGTACAGAACTAGCATTCAGAGAACAGAAAGTCAATGAAGAACACTCATATAAGCATGCTATGAAACAAGGTATGGATGACTTCAGAGATATGGCTGGAGATGTAGTAGATTTATATGGTAAATATAACGGAAGAGTAAGACAGGCTACTGGAGTACTTTTTAATGGAAAAGATGCTACTGGTAAAATGAAGTTTAGAGACGAGAAGTCTTTTAATATACTTATGAAACGTGTATTTGAAAAATATGGTAGAAACTTTGTAGAAATATTTACTACTCCAAATATGCACGTAGAAACAGTAATGAAACACCTATTTGGAAACGATCAAGCTGCTATACAAACATTTAGACCCATGGTAATAGCACTTCATAATATGATGGCTCTAGCTGCAGAAGATAGAGAAAGAACTATAGATTACGACGATATGTTCTATCAAATTATAGATTGGGATGAAGAAAATAGAGAAGGTCGTAAGGCACAAACTCAACATTATAGTGGTAATGGAAGTCTTGCAAAAGATGGAGATAAATTTGGTAAGGCTGTATTTGACTTTGCTCATAAATATGATACTATAGGAGCTAATAATGCTGCTGCTTGGGGAGTATTACGTAAGATGTCTATGGGGGACAGAAATCTCATGGATAGCGCAATTAATAGTGAAAATACATTTATTAATACTAATGTAGTGTATTTAAACGCTGCGTCAGTAATAGGTGGTGGAAAAGGAAATAAAGGTAAAGGTGGAGGAGGTTTTATAAACTTCCCTAAATTTAACTTTGGTTCTGGAAGTGGAAGTATACATTCTCAATGGAAAGATATATTAAATAAAGCCAATGCTACTGGTGATGCTGCTAGTATGAATAGAGGAGATCAAGCAAACTATTATGCTGGACGTAATCTAGGTGCATTTGTAGCTGATGGAGACTTTGGAGCAGCTGGAGATCAGGAAGAATTTGTAGCTTCACAATATAGCAAATATAGTAGTATAATGACAGAAGCGCAACGTAGTAAGATGAGTGCCGCTTGGAGAGAACTAGGTCCTGATAGTAGTCAAGAAGAAATAAATGAAACTCTTAGAATGCGTAAGGCTATAGAGGCTTACAAAACTAAATGGAATGCAGCTCTTCAAATGTTTGCTGTATTCGATCATCATGGTATGACTAGAGATTCTGCAGAAAGAATACATGGCCGTGGTACTGGTGATGACAAAATACCTGATCCTGGATGGTTCTTAGATTGTATAGACTCTAAAGGAAACTTAAATGAAGAAAGATTAAGACAAAAAGCTCAACGTAATAATATAAATCTAGGTGGTCTTGATAATCCTGAATATTATGCTAAAAAGCGTAAAGAATATCAAATGGATCTTAATGCTGATGTAGGAGGATCTGGAGTAAATGCAGGACTTAATATGCTTAGTGCTGTATATAAGGATCCTAGATTTAAAAAGATAGCTGGTCCTTCTATAGCAACTATGGCTGGATTAGCGCTTGGAGCAATGGCTAAAGAAAAAGGCATGATAAATTCTAATCGTGGAATAGCTATGTTTGGAGCTGTGGCAAATGCATTATCATTTATACCTGCTGTAAGAAGAACTATGGATGCTTTAGCTGGTCCTGACTCTGAACTTAAAGACTCTCAAGGATACACAAATAGACAGAAAGCTATGGCTAAGATCATGAATAAACTTGTACCTTTGACTGGATTCGGTATGGGAGCTGGTGGATGGTATAAAATAATGAGTAAGATGGGTCCTGCAGGACAAATATTAGGACTTGTAGGAGCACCTTTCGCTGGATTTGCTGGAATGGCTATTTCTAAAGGTTTACAAGGTGGACTTGGACAATGGTTATTCGGTAAAAAAGATAAAGATGCAGGATGGTTTAGTAAGTTAGGTAAGGCTATAGGTGGAGCAGTTCCTAATAAGCTTAGAAGACTGGTTACTGGTGGAGTCAATGACGAAAAAGAATGGGAAGTGTATGCTGCGTCATTAAGATCCATGCGTGGTCAATTTGAAGCTGCAGTAAATGAAAAGACTACTTCTCCTCGTATGAGAGCTAGATTAATGCAAGAATATGATAATATAATTGCAGCATTAGACGACTTACCAGATGACGATGAAAACTCTCCAGAAACTATGAATCGTTATGGTATTCTTAGAGGAAGAGCAGAAAGACTACTTAAAGATCAAGGTAGTGATAAATTATTTACTGATGTAAACGCTGAGTTTACTGAGCATCTTAAAGAAAATGAATTAAAACTTAATGATAAAATAGATCCTCGTAGTGCAAAATACGTAACTGCTGACGAAGATATGCTTAGCAGACGTCTAGCTGAAGCTCAAGCAAATGGAACTGTAGGCTCAGGTGTAACCTTAGAAGAATACAGAGAGCAACAACTAGAGGCTATTAAAGCTCATATGAATAATACTCAATGGAGTGAAAGATATGATCAAGTAGCTGAAGATATGAAGAAGTATTTTGCTGATGCTCAAATAGATGCATCTGATTTAGAAAGTGTAATAGATCTTTATAGAACTTGGCGTAATACACCAGCTAGCGAACGTACAAAGAAATCTAAAGCATTTCACGACTTCATGAGAGAGTTTACACAATTAGATAACTCTACAGTGTCAATGCTGCTTAATAGTAGTAGTCAGGACGCTATGATACTTTATAATGAAGTAATGAACTATGCTGGAAACCTATTAGGAGAAACTAATAAAGAAGCTATAGCGGCTATGCTATCTAAAGATCCTGAATTAGCTAAATTTGTAGATTTAGAAACTATGAAACCTAAAGAAGGATTCTTCGGAATAGGACCTATAACGCAAAAAGGTAAAGAAGCTCTTAGAGGTAAAAAGAGTGCATTAGAACATGCTGATCTTATAGCAGAAATGATGTCTGTTGCGCGTGATATGAATAATAACGAAAGATTATATAGAACTACTGAGAGTTATACAGGTGGAGATGTCAACAGATGGACTACAGAGCAAGTAGATGATTCAGTATTCGAAGGATATAGAAATTTCGTAAGAAATGCTGATAAAGATGCAGAATATTCGACAGCAGATAGTGGACAAGGATTTTCTACTGATATAAAGGATAGAAAAATACCTAAAGAATTATTAAGCGTACTAGGAATTACATCTAAAAGTAAATGGAGTATGGATGATTTCTCTAAAGTTACTATTGGAGGACGTAGTGGAAGTGCTGTCGGATGTAGTGTTGCAACTATGAATAATATACTACATTATTTAAATCTTCCAGAAATAAGTACAAATACTCTTGCAGTACTTGCAAACTTACATACTAATAGTACAGGAGTAAAGTTTACATTCTTTAAAGAAGTATGTAACAGAATGGCTCTTGCGTATGCTGTATATAACAGTAAAAGAAATAGATTTAATAAAGTGTTCTTTAAAAGATGGATAGGAGATAAGAATACTGCATTCGCTGTATTACTTAATAACTATAACGGAAGTGGACACTTTGTATTCTGTGGAGATTATAAAGATAATGGTACTTTTAAAATGATAGATCCACTTGGAAAAGGAAGAGAAGAAAGAATATCTGTAAACGATATAGCTATTCGTGCTTCTATCGTAATAACTATTACTAAGACTGCTGTCGAAGTAGTAGATCGTAATATGGGAAGTTTTTCTAACGGACTAGCACAAGGCGCTGATTTTGATGAAGATGATATTAACGAAGATGATGGAATTATATCTGGTACTGGATCTACTAGAGATAAGTTATACGGAAATCGTGGAAAATCTAAGAGAACGACAGCTCAACTAAAGACAACTAAACAACGTCTATTTGGTAATCGTGGATATAGTGCTGGAACAGCTGCTGTATTAGATAAGCTTACATCACTTGAATCAGTTATAGCTGCATCTACGATAGTAAATGCAAATGATAAGCAACAAGCTAAGAAAATACAATCAACTATTAATAAAATAGATCCTGATACTAAAGTAGATGGTAGTACTCTTTCTAACTTAGCTAATTCACCTGAAGTTGTAAAAGATCAGAAAGAAGATGCTAAAACAGAAGAAGCAGTTCAACGTACTGCTGCTGCAACAGAAGCATTAGCTGGAGCTAAACCTGGAGAAAATCCTAAGCACGCTTATAGAAAGTATGCTAAAGCAGCCGCAGGTGGATTACTAAGCTTAGTTACAGGACTTCCTAAACTTCTAGCAGGTTTATTCTTATTTACTCAAGGAGCCAAACTTGGTTGGGAAGGAATAAAAGTAGGCGGAAGATTAGCAAAGCGTGGATGGGATAGATTTAAGGACTTTACTGTAGGAAATCTTACAGAAGAATCTAGAGATCAACAAGTAGATCCATCTACAGGTGCGCTAATAGATAATGGACATTTCAAAGATGTTTCTAAAGGCATACAAGGCGTAAGAGATCTTGGACGTTATGCTAGAGTAGGACTTCAAATAGCTAAATCTTCTGCTAATGTAGGATTAAAAATAGCTGGATGGGGTGCTAAGCTTGTATCTAAATATGGAGAAAAAGCTGGAAAGATACCTGGAGTAGGAAAGCTTATAAAAGGTTTCTTAGGACTTCCTCTTAAATTAGTAAACTATTTACTTGATAGTAAATTAGGAAAATGGCTAAGCGAAAAAGGATTAACAAAAACATTTGAATGGTTTAGAGCTATGATGTCTAAACTTATGAATAAAATAGCACCAAAGCTTTCTAAAAAGATAGCTGAAAAGAGTGCAAAGAAATCTGCTGGAGGATTCTTTAAACGTCTTCCTGGAGTAGGACTTGCAATACTTCTTGTGCAGGCATTCTACGCTGCATATCAAGGATGGAAACACGCAGGTCAACTTCTTAAAGTAAACGAAGACTTAGTAGATACAGGACTAAGAGCTAAAGTGATGTTTGCTAAACTTATGTATGATGTAGGTCCTGAATTATTATGTGCTATATTAAAGCTTACGCCAGGTGGATTTGCCGGATTTGCATTAGACGTCGCTATAATAGTTCTTAAGGAAATGTTTACTTGGGACGTAATCGTCGATACATTCGGTATAGGAGAAGACGTAAGAAGACAACAAGTAGAGGCTAATAAATCTAAAACTGAATCAGATAGAGTAGCTGCAGGAATAGATAAAGAAGATAAAGCAGAAAAATACGATAGTGATAAACAGCTTAAGGATGAAGCGCTAGAACAAAATAGAAGCAGAAGTATTGATGGAAGTGATGTGTCTTCTAGTACTAAGAATGCTGCTATAGCGGCGGCAAGTGCTAAGTTAACTAATTCTATAGGAGGATCGTTCAATCCTGCTAGTTCGATGACTGGAAATAAAACTGCTATTGGAGCATTAGCTGGTGGCACAGGTGGTACTATGTATCAAACTTCTGGATATGTTGGTGGAGGATCTTCTATATCAGTTGGAGGAATGACATTATCAGATGACACCGCTGTCAGAGTAGAACTTGGAAGAGTTGATGGTAAACTAGCAGCTACGTATTTTAGAGCTGATGGATCATCTTATACTAAAGTAGGTGGATATGCTGCTTGGAGATATAACAATCCTGGAAATATAGTAATAACTAATGAAAAAAGTAGAGCGTATGTTAGAGATGTTCTAGGTGGATATATAGGAGAAGCTCCTAACCAATCTGGTGGAATGTTTGCTATATTTGCTTCTGAAAAAGCTGGATATAACGCTATGGTTAAAAATGTACTTAAGGGTAGATCTTATAAAGGTAAAACAGTGTATAGTATGTTTACAGCATATGCTCCATGGGGTCATGGAAGTAATAATCCAGATCAATATGGAAGACAAGCAGTAGCTGCCGTAGGAGCAGATTTACCACTAGATCAACTTACACAAGATCAACAAATGAAGTTATTCGGATTTATAATGAAGAAAGAGGGTTATAAAAACGGAGTTGGTAAAGTTATAGGAAATATGAAAAGTGGTACTGAATTAGGAGCAACAACATTTATAAATAATGCTATAGGAAATAGTGTAGGAGCTAGTCCTGCTTCTATAAATTCATCTTCAATAGCTAAATCAAATGCTCCAGCCGGACTTACTGAATCTGACATAGCTACTCCTAGTAAAGTATCTGCATATAGACCTAATATGACTAAAGCACAAATGCATGGAGATGATACAAACTATAAAGCTCTTGATAAGATGCTTAGTGGAGATAAAACTAGAGCTGCTTCTAATAATAAAACAACAGTAGCAGACTTTATGAATACCTCTTTTGGAGGAATAACTAGTGTACTTACACAAAATTCTGCAGCTCAAACTACAGCTATAGTGGGTGCTATCGTAGGTCTTGGTAATATTATGACGCAAGTACTTAATGTACTAAATAATAAAAAAGATCAAGATATACGTAATGCAGCTGCAGGAGCTAAATAAAAGGAGGTTATAAAATGCCTAGAAATAGTACAGGTTTAAGAATGATATTTAACATAGGTGGTAAAGAGGTAGAAATCGAAAATGGTAAAGCTATTCCTGCAAACAAACCTAACCAAGATGTAGTAGACTTTGCTAATAAAGTAACATCTGGAATTAAATTTAATAAGAAAAAGCCTGATAAAGATTCATCTAGTAGTAATTCTTCTACTAAGACTAAAACTCAAAAGGCTGAGAAATATAAAAATAATATGACTAAAGATAAAAGTTCTAGCACAGGGGGATCTTATGATTCCTCTGGTACTGGGAAACCTAACTTTGGTGGAGCTTGGAATGGTCGTAGTAATTTAAAAGGCTATGCTGGTGGTTATAATCCTGATGAAGAAACTACTCCAGGAAACTTTGGAGCTGATAATGCTGCTATTTTGAATGCTAGAGGTATCCTTAGTAATAGAGCAGGAGATCAAGGAAAGAATGCATATAAAATAGCAGCAAATCAAAATATGTTAGCTCATGCTGTAGATGATTTATCTCTGCTTGCAGATATAGGACTTCTTCCAGAAGAAGATCTTATGAGAGCTATCAGAAATAAAAACCTTAAAGGAGCTTTACAAGATCGTAAAGAAGATTCTTATAAGGATTTTGGAGTAGATTTAGATGGAGTCTGTGGAATAATAGGACTTCCGTATATGGCTGATAACGTAGTAGATCCTCCTCCTATATGGAGAAAGGAAGAGTTATCTGGAGTACTTAATAGTTGGGAAAGTGGAAGAGTAGGAAAGGATTTTACCAAGCGCGTACTAGAAAGAGGTCAATATCTAGTTCTTATGCCTATAGAGTTGCGTCCTAATATTACAGATACAGTTAGTCTTGGACTTGCAGGTGCTACTGCCAGTGTGTCTGATAAGGTAATAAGCGGACTTATTAAGAAAGTAGATAGCGTAGAACAAAGACTTAACGTAACTTCATATGGATTTACAGCTAAAATAGCAAGTAAAAGGTATTGGCGTAGTGTGCAAGCTCATGCTAAGGCTATATTCTATAGTCTTGGAATAGATGAATTTATGAGTACTGATGAGCTATATGATAAAAATAAAAAAGCTAGACTTAAGCAATATCTTCCTGATTATCTTGTAGATAACGTATATGCTACAGATGATATGAGAATGACTATAACTAATTTAAGAACAGAAGGATGGAGTGAACAGTCAGAATTAGAAAAATATGATGAAATTAAAGCCAGTGGAACTTCTGCTAGCGAAAATGGTTGGAATCTTGTAAATGCTGTTACTGGAGGAAATGCAGAAAGTAATAGCCTTGTCAGTGGAGCCGCTAGTACTGTAGCTGGTGGTCTTAGTAAATATGATGATACTAGTAACAGTCTTGATAGTACAGCAGCCGGAAATGAACAGAGTCTAAATTCTATGAAGAGCGTGGCTGCTATGTATAGTGGAAGTATGATGGCTAAACTTATACATTATATAATGAATATAGATGATGCCGACGATAGATTACAAACTATGCCTTATGTAGTATTTTATTGTAATGGACCTATAGATAGAAGTTATTCTTGGAGTATAGAAACTAATACTTCCAAACTAGGAGAACATGCTATACTAGGTACTAAGAAAGCTATGACTAAAGGATTTATGAATATAATAGGTGGAGCAGTGTCTGCTGTAACTGGAGGAGCTGGAGAAAACTCTACTCAAGATGGACAGGCCGCAGGTAAAGAAAGCGTGGCTCAAATAAATGATGCACTAGATCCTATGCAAGACATGATGAATGAATGGGCATTTCATAATAGTGGAAAAGCAATAGGAACATTCTTAATTAATAATTTATATGTTCCTAAAGTACAATCAGGAGGAGGAAGTCAATTCGCATATACAGTTCCTATAAGAGATATGGCTCTTTCTTCTGATAGATATAGTCTGGCTAGATTACATTTTACTACTGCTTTACTTATTCCATATGTATATCAAACTACATATCCAAGACAAGCATTAATAATTCCATCATCTGCATTATACTGTGCTGCTTTCAGCAAAGGAGTTATGAACTGTCCTCGTGCTGTTATAAGTAATATGAGTATAAAAACAGATAATGCATTTCAAACTACATTTGGAGTTCCTACTGAACTTGATATAACTCTTACTATAGAACCTCTATATACAGTAGGAATAACACCCGACTTTAATAAGTATTGGTCTGTACAAAATCATCCTGAATATTTCTTAGGAGCTATGTGGAATCCTATGAGTAGTATTAATATGCTAGCTACAATGTGTGGACAAAATACTGTGTTTTCTAAGATGCCTATAGGCCTATTTAAGTTCTTTGTAGATGGTACTATAGGTAGAATAACAGACACACTTAAAGGAGGATACGCAAGCTTTAGAGCTTCTGTTCGTGACTATTTCAGTACACTTGGAATGAGTCAGAATAACTATAAAATGATATAGAGGGTTGATAGAATGGGTAGTAAAGCTAAATACAGGAATCGTGATACTTCTAGAGATACGGCAGAAGAGACATATGTTCCTGTAGAAATTAAAAAGAGGTTTAATAATGTAAATCTTAATAAAGGACTAAAGATTACGTTATATGGAGCACCATTTACAGATAGTAGACCTCGTACTATGGCTAGTGGAGCTGTAGCTATGGTAAATATGGAGCTTATGAAGAAAGTATTTATACAGCTATATGAGCGCAGTGAGCTGTTACAGAATACAGTAATAATAAGTCCTTATATAATAGTATTACACGCATATAAGAAAGCAACACAAGAAACTGCTCGTAAATTTAAACGAGGAGATTTCGGCAAGCGTTTACATAAACTCTATATGTCTGAGCAAGTTCATGATATGAGTATAAACGACGTAGATAATATGATAAAAATACATAATGATATCCTATTTGAACCTGAGTTTAGAATATGTCTAGATGATGCTTGGAATATAGCAGATACTGACTGTTTTAAAGTATTATCGGATAACGAAAGAGTAGAGTTATACATATACTACACAGATCAGATAAATGCTTATATGGAATGGAATATAATGCGTAGTGCAAAGTATTATTGCTATCTTATATGTGATAAAAATAGAAAAATCAATAATAGAACGTTAGAAGATCATGTTAAATATATGAAAAAGATATTTGATAAGTACCAAAGTAATTATAAGAGTGAATCTGATATACTAAGTCTTATAAAGCGTACACAAAAAGTAATACAAGAATGGAGCGCAGACGAAGTAAAACAAATGGCAGGAATGAGTGTTGATCGTGTATTTAATAAGCGTGATGCACAAAATAAAGTATTGCTTCTTATAACGAAAGGTAATAAGATCGCCACAGATCTGGTAAACAAACATATAATTACAGAAATCGAAGGAGAATCAAACGATGTTACAGAACACAATGGACTATATACGTTCTATTAGAGAACCAAATGAATCAAATGAAGATCTAATTAAAAGAGTACTTGAAGATAAAGTGAGCTTTGCCATAATTGCAAGTCTTACTCCTAGTATAAACTGTACTACTTTAAAGACTCTTTTAAGTGATCCTGAATTTATAAAAAACCTATAAGGAGATGAATATATAAATATGAGTAATATGAGTATAAAGCTAGATATACTTCCACTTAGGGATAAGCTTACTACTAGAGTGTTTGGTGCTCTTGTATCTAAGTTTAACCCTGGTACAAACGAAAGAGTGAATGCTTCTGCTCTAGAAAGTCTTGGACTTACATACGAATACTTACAAGATAAAATAGAGAGAAGACCTAAAAATGTACTTACACCTGTATTGACTACAGCATTAGAGCACATTGATTATATGGCTGAAAGATTTGTAATGGATAATAACTGCTCTTTTAAAACAACTGAAGCAAGATTTAATAAAGGAATCGCTATGGAAGACGCTACTGAAGAAGCTTTTGAAGTAGAGGATGGAGATATTACTTCAGGAATAATTGCTGATATGATAGATGACCTATCTAAAAAGCATAGTACAGAAATTAAAGATTTAGCAAAATATATTCTTAAATTAGAAAAAGAAAAACAAGGTGACGATAGAGCCATGGCGGAAGAAGAGGACGAAGATTATGTTCAAGAAGACGATACTTTCGAACCTGACTCGGAAGATAGTAATAAAGATGGAGAAGGGGATTCTGATAATCCTTTCGGGGATGATACGAACACTGAGGGTGATCAATCAGAATCTGGAGAAGGCGAACAAGGCGCTGACAACAATGATTCAAACCCATTCGGAGACGACTCTGGGGATAACAGTGATTCAGGCGAAGCTGATAGCTCTTCTGACGATTCAAACCCCTTTGGAGAAGACAATAGCGATAATCAAGAAGGTAGCGATCAAGGCGGAGGAAACCCATTTGATGAAAATGGCTCAGAAGAGTCTGATAATGATGATTCCGATTCTTCTAGCTCTAATGCTGGGGATAGTAATCTTAACTCTGATAATCCTTTTGAAAGTTTTATGGCTAGTATTAGTAAAGGCGCTAATAAGTCTGAGTTACTTAGACTTGTAGGAATAGAAAGTGGAGATGTATTATCTTATGTTAATAATACAGTAAGTATGGAGTATAAGTCAGATATGCAAAAGATATTTGAGGAATACGGTATGGAGTCTGCTGAGTTTAAAGCAAAACAAAACGAATACGTAAAAGTATCTGAAACTGCCGTAGAGTCTATATGCGCTTCTATAGCTACTATGTTTGGACTTGGACTTCCACTTGATTTAGGAAGACTTAAATATTATCAATAAGGAGAGTGAATTCATATGTATACACATACATGTGATAATATAGTAGATGCTATAAAGAAGAAATGTAACTTTCCACAGAAGCCACTTGAAACATATGCTATGGTGTCTATAGAACCTACTATAAAAGATAACTATAGATTCTTAGCAATAAATATAGTAAGTGGATGGTATAGAGATAATAATAAATATGGATTTGGTATTTATTTTCCGTGGATACATAATACAAGTATGATAAATGATAGAACTAATTTACATGCTGAAGTATGTTTTACTACTATGTCTTATAGTAAGGCTGAATTAAACTCTAGATTACTTATGCTTATTAAACTGGCGAATGAAGCTGGAAGTGATATGATAATTAAGCTAAGCTCTGCTTATAAGTCTAGAGGAGCGATGAATCCACGTGTTATTGCTTATACTAAAACTATACATATACCTGCCGATTCTTCGGATATCGATGATGTTATTATAACTGATGATATAATAGAAGATAAGACAAATGTTATGAAGATACTTAATAGTATTAAAGCGATGACTTCTTATGTAGAAAATAAGATGAATAATAATACCAGACGATTTGATTTACATATACAATATTAATAACATTTTATATACAATGTAAAATGTCCTAGCTACCAATTATATGGTAGATTTAATATAGAGGGGAGATTTAATTCTCCCCAAACTTTTTTTGCATGCCTAATAATTATATATTTTAGGCTGTTGAATGATATTTAACAAAAATAATTTAAAAGGAGGAAAGATGAAATGGCAAATAATTTTTATTTACCACCAGCAGTAGAAAGTCTTAGTGGTATACCATCGAATAGAATGGAACTATATAAGGCTACTGTAAAACAAGTCCAGGCTAATAAAAAGAATAGCGATATTAGATATGGAATGAACTTTACTACAGTGGACTTTGAAAAACTATACTACAAAGATATGGAAACTGGTAAGGGATTTATAATTGATACATCTATTAGATATGATAATATAGATGAAGATAGAACATATTTATTATCATCTGATAGTATATTCAGTTATAAATTTGGATTTAGAAGCGATGATCCTCAAGTCGTACAAAGCAAAAGATGTAGCTGTAAATGTGGTAAGACAGTATCTCCTGTTCCGGGAGGTGTATGTGAACATTGTGGAAGTATTATAGCTCCAGTACAGAAGATCAGAGGATGGATGATATTAGAAAACTTTAAAGTGTTTAATCCAGCGTGGCTTTCTAGATTCTTTAAATATACTAAAAAGAATGTATTATCTGAAAAAGATATAAGAAAAGATTTATATAATCATAGACCATTAGATGGTATTAGTCGTAAATCTTGGAATATATTAGAATTACAAGATAAAGTAGAGCTTGCAAAGTTTATAGAAACATATTCTTCACCAGAAATGAAGGATTATTTCCTATCTACTATAAATCAAGCTATGACTAGATATATTCCTGTATTATCAAAAGACTTTAGACATTATCAAGTAATAGAGTCTATCAGTGGGAAATCAGATGTACGTAGTCATGAAATGAATAAAAACTATATAATAATAAGTGATAATATATATAAACTTAATCATTTATCAGAACATGCGCCACCATCAAAGAAGAATATCTATATAGCGAATATAGCAAAGAACTTCGATATGATAATGAATATTATATTAGATGAAATCGGAGATGGTAAGGATTCTCTTATAAGAGGAAAGACGGTATCAAAGCGTATGGATAATAGCTGTAGATGTATTATAGAAGGACTTACATTTAATAGCAGACTAGATGTATGTACTATTCCATATAGAATATTTGGAGAAATCACAATAGGACCTTTTAGAGAATATTATGATAATCATGGAGTAACACCTGAAGCTATTAATAGAATGAAGAATAATATACCTAATGATGAAGATTGTAGTCTAATGTGTAAAGTATTAATGGATTTACGTAGAGATAAAAAGAACTTTATATTAGCATATAGACCACCTTGTATTTATATGCTGAGTCAAAACTCTGAAGAAGTAATAGCTCTTACTAATGACAGAGAACAAGTATTGAGATTTCATGCAATTACAGTGGATGCGTGTGATCATGGAGATTTTGATGGAGATACAAAGGGATTATTTAATATAGCAACTAATAGTATACTTCCGACATACTTTGCTCTTAATCCAAAGCGTGGTTGCTATAATCCTATTACAGGCTTCTATAATAGTTCATATAATTTAATAGAAGGACTTTATCTATCTGTTTATAGGATACTTAATGTGGATGATCATGTAAATGATGAAGACATTATGACGGAATACGAGTTTAATAAGCTAGGAGTGTGATAGTTATGATTGGATTTATAAATGACCTAGTTAATTTATTTGGCTTTATAGATTTTCCTAAGGTACTTATGTTCATATTTATGGCTTTTATATCTTTATTAATGCTAGTAGCAATTATAAAAATAGGTTGTAGCGTAAAAGATTTTACAGATAAAGTACTAAATATCGTAATCAAAGACTTCAAATCAGTCAAAAATCAAAGACACAAGAAACGTTAATCCAGCATTCCAGACAATCATCTCTGTGTAATAAATAAGTATGGAGATGAATATATTTATGAGAAAAACAGTTATTCTTAAGGGAATTCGATATAATAAATATGAAGTAGACGAACAGGGGAATATCTATAGAAAAGGGTCTGATACTCCACTTAAAAAGTTTGGAGATGGACGTGGATATCTTCGTGTAGACTTGATGAATGATAAATCTGAGAAAGTAATGGCAAAAATACATCTTGTCGTTATGCATACTTTTGTAGGAAAACAAAAGGAAGGAGTTATTATAAATCATATAGATGGAGATAAAACCAATAGTTCTCTAGATAACTTAGAATATATAAGTCAAAGAGAAAATGTTGCACATGCACAGAGACTTATAAAGAATCTACCATATTTAGAAGAAGAACTAATACATAATATATTAGATCTTCGTAATGAAGGACTTACTTTAAATGAAATAGCTGAAGAGCTTGGGTTAAAGTATCATGTCGTAAGAGATATGCTGCAAGGTAAGACTTATAATTATGTGAAACGCTAGTCAATAAAACGATTAGCGTTTTGCATTTTATAACGCCGTAAATAAATGTAGATACCCCTCGAAAGAGTGCTACAGTACATTAGCACTCAAGAGGAGTATAATCTATATAAATGTCAAGCAGAACTAGTAATAAGAAAAAAAAAATGAAATTTATTGTATTACCAATGTAAAAGAACATTAACATTTGATTCTATTTTTAGAAAGCATCGTAAAATAGGTACAACAAAGTGAAAACCCGGTACCTATCGTTATAATTATATTTTAATTTTTAGGAGGTAACTTGTTCTGTTGCTTGACACTAAATATTGTTTAACAACGAGAAATGTTCATTGTTAATATAAAGGAGCCTGTTTGCATGAAAATTACGACATACAAAGGTAGTATTTCTGAATGGGATATAGTTACAGCAAACGTGAGCATTCTCGCTGAAGAACGACTTATTAGTGAGGAGACTTACAGAAATCTTAAAGAGGCTGATAGAAGAGATAGAAACGTTATGATAGGAACTATCATGAGAGATTTAAGAGATCAAGATAACTATGATCTTATAACAGAATTTGATGGATATATAAAGAAATATGTTAATATGTTTATAGAAGAAAATGAAATTAAAAAGAATAATATATTGGAAATAGCTAAGGATGCGGTGTTTTTACATAACTTTAATCCTAAGCATACAAAATTTGGAGATTTCATAAAATTTAAGAAGAAGCATACGTATTATTATCATATAGTATTTCCTTCTGCTGAAAAGAGTAATAACTATTTAAAGCTTTATAAAGAAAGTAGTGGAGTAAAGCTTAGAGGAGGAACTATTAATAAAGAGCACAAGGCTTATGAGTATTTGGACAGACTTATGAGTGATTGTGTAAATAATAATACTAAGCGTTATATAAAGAGTCTTGCTATGTTTACTAAGATTATGAATAATAGTGAAGACGAACTTATAGTAGGGGTATCAAATTCACACTTAGTTTCAGTTATGAAAGAAGTATGGAATATGATGTAATAAATTAATTTAAGGAGGGTTTTGTATGAGTAAATTAGATATGAAAATAAAAATAGGAGAGGTTTGCTTGCGATTTATAAATTATTCAGGAGCTACTAGATATGAAGCTATTATAGATAGTGATAATAAGGACACATTATCATGTCTAGATACAACGCATAATGCATTTATTATAAATAATATGATAAATGATAAAATAAAAATAGTTAGAAATCGTTACACAGATGACACTCTTAAAGATATAACTATATATACAGATTACACAGATTATAAGAAAGATGTAACTATTCTAGCTGGAGTAATAGCTGGTCTACAATATAATAAATAGATTAATGTTAACTTAAAAGGAGGAAGAATGATTAAAGCAAAAGAATGGGACATATCCGAGGCTAGGGTTGAATTTACCAAGGATAAGATGAAAGAAATGAGGAGCGTGAAACCTAAAGTAAGAAGCATTCCTACAGTGTCTGAGCCACCTGTAGAAGCTCCGTTTAAAGCTCGTAGAAGATTTGATATGTCTAAGACTAAACTAGCTAAATATCAGACTACAAAGCTTCTGAGTCCACTTGCAGATAAAGACCATAGTATGAGAGTTGATATGTTTATAAATCAATTTGATAATATGGTAATGCCTATTAATACAGAAGTACCTTATCTATCATCTGCATTTTATGGAGATATGCTAAGTAGAAGTAGTTGTATATATAAAGCTCGTGGAAAAGTTAAGCTGTTACACAAATTTATGTATCAACGTAGAAAGATCTACATATACGAGCTAAATGGAAAGTATGAACTTCTTGATACTAATGGACTTATAAATAATAATGGAGTATGTTGTATTCAGCATACAGATCTTGATTTACTAGAACCTAATAAAGAATACGATATAAAGAGTGATGATGAAAATTTCTGTATTGAGTATCCTGATCAATATATTCCGCATATGGATATAGTAAAATATGGACGTAATGTAGCAATGATAAATACTATAGATAAGGATACGGCTGATGATAGTTGTAAAATAAGTGACAAGCTAGCAGCTGATATGGGTTGTATAAAGATTAAGACAGTTAATATTCCATTAGAAAACAAGATACTTAAATCTGATTTTAGTGGGAAGATTCCGCCAATAGGTCAAATATTAGATGAATCAATTATATTTAAAGTATCAGAACAAGAAGAAGAAGACTTGGCATTTATATCACAATCTACAGATACGCCAGTAGGACTTGAAGATACACAAATAGTAATAGAACCTAATAGTTATATAGGTTATTTTGAAGTAACTGCTAATGAGCCAATAGAAGACGATCCTATATTAGAGGCGTATAGACAAGAATATCTAGAATTTAGAAATAATGTAGCTTCTGCTTTGAGACCTCTTATAGTGGCTGAAAGAGAGAAATGTAGTGATAAAGTAATTGCTTATTATGAAAACTTTATTATTACAAAATTCCGTACAGAAAAGAAAGCTCTTACTTGTCCGTTCTTAAGGATGGAAATTATTACACTAGATTTTGCTTCTATAGGAGTAAAGCTTTCAAATGGACACGGATGTAAAGCAACAGCACAAGAAATATTTCCACACGGATCTCTTGTAGCAGAAGATGGAACACCTATAGAAATGGTATTCTCAGTATCTGCACATGTAGCAAGATCTATTACAGGAGTACTATGGGAACAATGGCTTACTGGATTTAGTCTATATTTAACTAGAAAATACAAGACACTCGAAAAGAAGACAGAGAAGAATAGTCTTATCAAAGATTATAGGAAAGTATTGGATTTATTCAACTTAAATGAAGCTCATAAAGATTTTACTGATGAGCAAATAGATATGTTATTATCTAATTATCCATGTCTTCCTATAGCAGTAGTACCATATGAACAAAGAATAGATATGGAAAGTGCTGATAAGGCTATGAATATATTAAGTAAATGGGGATTTGCTGAACAGACTATATGGAAATGCGATGAAAATGGTAATAGAATAAGACCTCTTACTGATAAACATCTAGTAGGAAGCATCTATACTATAAGAGATATTCATGACCCAGAATATCAAAACTCTTCTATAGCTGAAGTAACTCTTACTACGAAGGGAGTTCCAGAAGAGAAATCTAAGACTAAAAGAGACGCTCAATCAGTTCACAGTAAGAAAGCAACTAAAATGGACGTTCAGCTTACAGCGCATTTAACTGGAATGATAAATGATGCAGACTTATATCAAATGCAAATAGCGGGAAACCAAAAGCTTCATAGTCTTCCAGAGTATTTAAATGCTATAGGCTTTGCTATTGAATGGAAGGACAGGGATGAATAAGAATGAAATATGTGACTATTGTCGATGGAAAGATAGCTATTACCGATACCTATAGTCCTCAAAATAAATATGCTATATTATTTAAATATAACGATAAAGAAGATGTACATTTGTTCAGTGATGCTCCAGTCGTAGTATCTGGAGATAATGTTATAATAGGTACGAAAACAGTTCCACTTAAAGATTTACATGTAGTGCCTATAGATGAACACTTTGAAGAAATACTTAGTATAATTCAAAGTCATGGATCAAATGATATAAGTACACGTTCTATTTCTGATAGATTGCCAGATCCAAGAGCGACTAAAATGCATACGTTTACGTCCGTAGTATGTTTTGCTATACTGGCTAATGGCCGTACTATTCCATTAGCTAAGAAAGACAGAGTTCGTAAAGCGAATTTAATACGTAATGTAAAGAAGCAAATAGAGAAAGATTCTGAAATATCTATTGCATTAGGATTTGAACTATTAGAACTATTTGGAATAAATCCAGAAGAAATATTCAATGTTAACTATATAGTAAAATAGCATATGGGAGGAATAAGAAAATGATACTATATGATCGTAGAGATCTAAATAGAATGAGAGAGCTAGAGAAAGAATTTGCTAATGATCCACTTTCAAATAAGAAAGTGGTGATAAAGCTCGAAAAAGACATCTATCTTAAAGGGACATTAGGTAGATGTATGCTTAATACGTATTTATTCGAAGTCTTTAGTGATTTTAATATTAAAGACGATGATAAGCGTAAAATGATTTATAAAGATAACTATTATAAAGGAAAGTTTGATAACTATATGAATTCTTGTATAGATCTTATTAAAGATAAGATAGATAATGCTCCTGTAATGTTATCTCATTTACTTGGAGATATGTTTAGCTGTTTTCATAGACTAGCTATAGTGGCTAATGATACATTATCTATGGATCATAGCTTAATGGGTTATCTTAGAGCTTATAGAGAAAATGATAAGTTTAAAGAACTATTTACCAATCCAGTAATAAAGAAAACAGATGATCCGTATACTGTGGAAGAAAAGTATAACTATATAAATAAGGTTATAACAGACGCAGATGTACATCCTTTATCAGATTTCATTAAGTCTGGTGTAAAAGCAAATAAAATGCAGATAATGGGATTCGTACAAGTAGGACTTCAACCAGATCAGTTAGATCCTGGTAAAGTACGGAATAATACAACGTCTGGTTGGTTAAACGGACTTCGTAATTTGGAAGATATGGTTCATTTAGATAACCAAGCACTTGAAGCAGTAATAAAAGGAAAGAATGAAGTACAAGAACCAGGTGAACTTGGAAAACTTATAAATGTTGCACTTACAGAAACAAAGATAAATAAAGACGTAACTAGAGCTGTAACCCATGATTGTGGTACACATGATTATGAAATCATCACTATTAAAAATAAAGGAGATCTAAAGTACTATAGATTTCGTTATATAGCAGATCCGCTTACACATAAAATAGTTGGATATGTAGATATTAATAGAGATGATTTGATCGGTATGACTCTACACTTGCGTATGCTTCATCACTGTCATGGAGTAGAATCTGTATGTGAATGTTGCGTAGGAGCTAATGCAAAGTTCTTGCAAGATACAGAAGTATTTAAGAATAATATATATGAATACGGAATGCATACTATTGGAGGAAAGTTCCAACAAGTAATATCTATTAAACATAGTAATAACGCATTCTTGAAACCAATTCCAGTAAGATTTGGTAAATATATGTATGATAACATACTTAAATGGATAATAGATAATCCATGTGTATCTAACTTTATGTTTGATAAGATACAATTTCACCCAGGTACAATATTAGAGCTACGTAAAGTAGAAGGATACAGATATCATAAGCTATTTGTAAATGGAGAATGTTTAGAAACACTTATAGACAAGCCAGTAACTCTAGATGGATTGACTGCTACTATCTATTTACCAAATGATTCTGTATTACTTACTGCAAAAGACATACAAGTGATGCTGCGTATGCATAGTAGTAATAGTCAATACGTACTTCCAGAAGAAAAATGGGATAGATCAAACTTACGTACTATGACTAGAGCTGAACAAGTAAGTTCTTTCTATAATTATTGCAAGACAAAGGTTAAATTTGATCATTCTATGTACTATGAAATGATAGTACACGCTATGATGCGTGATATAGATGATATGAGTAGTAAACCTACTGCAGATACAAAACATGTGGATTTTATCCATATAAATCAACTTACATCATCGGCAGATAAATCAAAACGTATTTCTAACAGAATACATCACGGTTATATAAAAGCAAACTTGAACAGTATTATTCCGTCTGTAGAACCTTGCGAAGCAGACGTGCTTTATAATATAATAGATGACAGAGACTTATCTGAAACTGCAATAACTACTGAATTGTATCGTGTGTTGCGTAACTATAATAAAGATACAGATATAAAGAATGAAAATACATACGAGCAAACAGAAAAACAAATGCAAGGTGGAGACTTTGATGATGACGATGATGATGAAGATTAAAGGAGATTAAAGCTATGAATTATGAAACATCCACTGCGTGGTGGATAGAGAAGTCATATATTGACAAGAATACAAGGCTCAATCTTCGTAGTAAGCTTTCTGTATTGGACTTCATGACTAAAAGTGAAGTCCCTACAGCTTACTTTGAGATTGGTGATCATATATGTATTCCTAAAATAAAGCTTCAAGCTCTAGAAAATATGATAAGAAAACCTTTCATGAAGTCTGTTTTAAAACCTAATGATAACTTTCCTGTATTCTATAAAGATCTTAAGTATCCTGCATTGGAACATCAAAAAGGTGTTATAAATGATGCAGTAGATCATTTTACAGTAGCTGAAGATAAACGTGTATGCGTTTGTGCAAGACCAGGATTTGGTAAAACATTTATGAGTGCAGCTATTGTGAATAAGCTTAAGTGTAAATTTATGTTTATAGTATATAGTAGTGATCTGGTAGAACAGACTTATGATGCTTTCGTAGAATACTTTGGAACGGACGAGGGATTCTTAAATCTGTCTAAGAGCAATGGCTTTATGGAATATGATTGGTCTAAGATAAATGGTCTTTTTCTTACCCACAGTATGCTTCAATCACTTATACGTAACTATGGACTTAATAACGTAATAAATGTATTACTTAATAAGTTTAAATGCGATATGAAGATAATGGATGAATATGATGTACACGTTAAGAATCTATATTATATGGAATGTTGGGGTAATTTTAAGTATAACCTATATCTGACTGGTACAAAGTTTAAGAATATGAGACCTGATGATAATATATTCCAAATGATATATAAACACGCTAAAACATTAGGAGATAATATTAGACTTCCAGTTGATAGAACGTGCTATATCATTAATTATAAGTTCAGTCCTACTAAAAGAGAGTATTTCTTAATGCATATGAACGATGAGAAGCTCTTTAAGACCCGTTATAACGATTATATAGCTCGTAAGGACATATTACTCGACTATATAATGAAACATTTCTATAAGGCCCCTGAGAGCCTTATACGGCGTGTTGTAGAAGATGGTGGATCTGCAGTAATTTATACTGGGCGTATAGAAAACTGTGAGATAGTAAAGAAAAAGCTTATAGATCATTATGGTATAAAAGAAGAAGATGTAGGAATCTACAATAGTAAAGTTTCTAAGAAGGATAAGGAAATAGCAGAATCTAAGTCGTGGATAATAACTACGACTCAATCTATGGGACGTGGATATGATAATAAGAAATTACGTATTCTCATATTCTTGGAGTTCAATTTCGGTTTATCCTCTTATATGCAAAATATAAGTAGAGTTGCTCGTATTGGAGGTAAGGCTGGGTATGTATTTGAGGGATTAGATAATAGTTTTCCTAAGGTAATGGCTAATCATTGGAAGAAGAAGAAAGAAGATATATACGACGATATGTATAGTCATGTGTATTATTATACTATTCCAGATAGCATATACAAATACTATTATTTTGGATACAGACCAGATGAACAGTTTGCTCTAGAAGCAAAAGCACGAGCTAAAAGGAGATGACGGATTATGATTGAAAAAGATGATAAATTATGGAACGAAGTAAAAGCTTTTCCTATATTCTTAAAGGTTTACTGTGCTATTGTACTTGGATTCGTAACACTGATAAATGAAATTATAAAGATATTTATGGTATATTTTGTTGGAGTTCCATTAGTTATAATAGGATTAATACTATATTTCTTTATAGTAAAGCCATTAAAATGGTTTATATCATTATTTATCAAGATAGAAAGGATAGATATATATGAATGAAACTAAGCAAGTAGTATTTATTCGTCCTAACGATGTATTATTTAGCTATGATCTTATAATAATAGATATATATAATCAACTCAGACAGTATATGGAAGAAGAAGATAGAGAGAATCTTAGAATTATGATAGAAAGTGCTTTTAATGATAATCTTTATCTGTATAGTCTGAAGTATACTGAAGCTGGAGATATGTACTTTATTTCTGATATGCATAAGAATATTATAAGCGTAGATGATTATGATAAAATTATTATAAGTAAAAAGCATAAGCTTATAACGCACGATGCTTGGGAATGGTTATCTAATAGTAAATATATAGATCTATTATTCAAAGTAAATATATCATTCTTTAATCGTACTATTATGGATATAGAAGACGGATTTAATTTATTTGTAATAACATTTGACAGTATATATCCAGAAAGTTTTTATGTAGGAAGATTCTTTAAAGATAAAAATAAGATGGCTGAAAAGATTATAGCTGTAGATAAACTATCAGAATGGTTTACTGATCAGCTTAAAGATAAAGAAAACGGAAGTCTTAATACCATATGGATTACAGACGATCTATTCGATCCATTTAATATATTAGATGCTTGTATAGATACATATAAACTAGATGAGAATCTTGCAGATAGAATAATGCTTGAGACTACTCTTGTAGTATTAAATGAGAATAATATGAAGATATGTAAAGACGCTAGTGAGCAAGAGCATATGATAGGAAGTATAGGAGTGATAAATCCATTTATGATGGGAATATTAAACTCATTATATAATACTGATAAATAAAATATTTGATCCTTCTTCGGAGGGATCATGTATTTTTTTAACGATTTTTTAGTTATATATCATATAGTGTAATAATAAAATATAATAAATAGGAGTGATATATATGAAAAAACAAGAAAACAAATTTGAAGGAATCATGGCTGTTGCTGGTGCCTTAGTATTTATTAGTATGTTATTTATGGGGATGACTGACAGAGTCGCTCATCCCATAGCATTCTATTCATGGGTAGTAGTAGGTCTACTATCTTTTGCTACCATTGGGAGGGTAGCATACTTAGAAGAAAATAAGAAGAGATAACACTCTTCTTTTTTTTTTGTATTGAGATACTTTGGAGACAATCTTTCTGTTAAAATTCAATCATAAGGAGGTATTTCCATGGCTTGGAAAAAGGTTGTCCTTAGTACTACGTCTGATCAAATGGTATTTGTTCAGAATACGTCTGCTATTAAAAACAGTATAGTAAGACTTGCTTTTACTGAAACAGATATGGCTCCAACAGGTCCTACTGGAGTATTTATACTTAGTGGTCCTAATACTTGGAACGGACGTATTAAAAAAGGAAGTTATATGTGGTATGAAGAACAGTTAGGAGGTATATTTACATATACATCATACGATATTAATACTGTTCATAACTATAGTATAACTCCAGTACATAAGGATATAGTTACCAATAACGATGTTATAGATGTTCCAGAAGGAGCATACTTTGTAATACAAAATAAATCAGATGATTCTGTCTTTTTTTCTGTAAATGGAGATGGTACGTTTGTATTAACTAAAAACCAAATGCTTTCATTCAGCTTTACTAGAGATACGCAAGTAAGAATAAAAAGTACTGGTAAAGATATTTCTTATTATTATAGCGAGGCTCCGTCTATCACACAGCTATCTGCTAGTATGCAGAATACTATAGATAATATCAAAGCTGCTGTAGAACTTCTAAAAGGAAATGTAGTTACAAGAAGAGAGCTTCAAGAAGTTAATAAGAAAACATACTATGATAGATATAGTGCTGATGTCTCTGCTACACTGAGTGTAATAGATCCTACATTACCGGCTCTTTCTGTAGAACTTCCATTATTAGAAACAGACGAAGACTTTGATAGTGAGCAACTTAGAGAAAAAGAAATACTAGACTTTATTATAAGTGTAAAGTATTTTAATGGAACTACAGAAACAGAGGCTGTAACTAATATAAGTGCTAGAATAAGTAAAAATGATTTAGTTCTTCCTATTATAGATATGGATACATATGATCCTATTCTTAGTATGATACTTGAAGAAATAAAACTAGAATGGAATGAGGACCAAGGTACGTTATTGCCTACTATTATATTTGGAAACTGGATGAATACAAATACATCTAAGTATAAAAATATTAAGGATATATTTAAGGCTCCAATAACAGTAAGCCTTAGAGTAAAGTCAGAACTTGCAGTATGGAAAGCAAGTAACAAAGTATTTACTCCAAAGAATACTAATAGACTTATACATGCTAATAATAAGTTTAATAAAAGAACTCATTTTACTACGAATACATCATATGATAGTCTGTTTACAGATATAAGTAGAACTCTTTATAGTAAACATAAAGATATAGTATTTGATATAAAATCTAACTTAAGAGCTACTAAGACTACAGATACTGGTAGCAATACCGATACTTATACTATAGCAGATGCTAATGATAAGATTACTGTAAGACTTATAAAGACTCCTACAGATGTAAACTTAGAAGTATTACTTAAAGATGCTACCGCAGATGACGGATTAATACTTTCTTCTATATCAGTAGAAGATCTAGTAGATCCTTATATAAGTTTTAATCTTAATTTAGATTTGTTAGAAAAGACTAAGACTCCTAGAGTTATAAATAAGACTAGTAATCCATTTGTATTTGGAACTTCTTTGTATATACCTAAAGAAATGACTTCTGAAATATATACAAGATTATTTGACAGATTTATAACTTCTAGTAATAGTCTAGGATTAATAAAAATAGTTACAAGAAAGGAGGATTAGAATGAATCCATTTCAAGCAAGTAACGGACTAATTATGTCTGAAGAACAGATAAAAAGTTTTATCAGAGATATTATAGTTCCATTACTTATTAATAAAGATTTGACATTATCAGACGCCAGTATATTATCAAAGATAGATATGCTTAAAATAGAAATGGCTGATGTAGTTGAAAAGACTAAAATAGAAAAGAGTTTTGAATGGCATTCTCCTTTCTATATAAGAGTACCTAAAACATGTAAGCATCCTATTACAGTAGAAGTAGATGGACTCGATGCTTCAAATAGAAGTGTATCATTCGGATTTAAGATACCTGCTTCGTATTTTAATAATGATGACAATATACCTCATATAATATATTCTAATAAATATGGAATTACATATGTAAAGAAAATAAAATATGATAAAAATATAGATGGTTCTACTATCAATAACGTATTTATTATAGAAGCTCCTGAAATAGGTAGCGGAACTATAAGTACAAGATGCTTAGATTCTGAAGTAAGAGAATATAGACAGTCAGATGACGTTCCTGCTATAAACTTTGTAGGTGCTACTAAAGAACTTAAGTTAGGACCAGATATAGATATAGAACCAATAGAACATCCAGAACAACTTCTAAGAACTAGAAGTGAAGTAGACTATATTGATTTTATTACTACTGCTATGATGATGACTAAGGAATTTGCTAATAGTCTAGATCCTAGAACTGCATACTTTACTAGAGATGATAGCGATGCTGATAATTTAAGCTTTAAGTTTATGACTCTAGCGGAAGCAAAACAACAAATTCCGGTTATTTATAGTAGAATACCAGAACTATGGCGTAATGTGCAAATAGAATTTGATAGTAGCGTGAGTGATATATCTGGATTATTTGAAGGTGTAGATCATACAGATACAGTTCATAGTATTACAGGTCCTGGTATAACTAGAGCTAATGATCTATATAAGAATAGTAAGATTAAGAATATAAGTCCAAATCTATTCTCAGGTATGGGATTACTACAAGAAATAAACGAAGCCTTTTTAGGAACTACAAATGTAAAAGAAGCTCCTAAAGCGAGTGATTTATTTAAAAATAATCCATCTATTAACAGTGCAAGAGGTTTGTTTGAAGATAGTGGAATACAAACAGATCCTGAATACTGGAAATATACTAATGCAGATTTTAGTGGATATGTGAAGAAATCTCTTGCAGATCCTATAGCTCCTGCTCCATATCAAGGATATGCTCTTAACAGACCTTATCCTGCTACATATGATATACATAACTTAGTATTCAAAGACGTAACAGCGTTTAAAACTTATCTATCTAATAATAGAATAGCTGCATATAAATCTACAGATGTGGTAGATCCTAAAGATTTATCAAAGTTTACTATTACTATATTAGAAGGAAATCTAGATGAAATGTTTAAGAACTCTAGTACAGTAAAGCTTCCTAAGACTATAGAAGCTCCTAAAGCTAAGAGTGCAAATGAATTTGCTTCTGGAGTTACGACTTTAGTATATACAGATACTATAGGAAACATATTTACAAAGTGTCCTAAATTAGAATCTGTAGTAAACGCATTCAAGGGATGTACAGGACTTACAAAAGGATTTGAATTCTTAGGTGCTTCTGATACTATAAGCAATTATAGTGGAGTATTCCAAGATTGTACTAATATAGATTGGACTACTCTTCCTTATCCTTGGAGATGGAATGGTCAAGATGGATATCCTGATAATATAGTAGGTATAGATGGATTTAAGAATATTCCTAATTTAGCAAACTGGGTTCCAAAAGAATGGGGAGGACCTGGAACAGAGACAGATCCTAATGTACATACTGGAAGTAAAACTCCTATACCAGTAATAGCTTCATGCTATATAGGAGATGATTCATTCGGACTTACATTTGCAGACTTAAGAGCTGGAGACTTGATAGAAATAGCTCTAGTAGATCCTGATAATAGACACACTGTATTAGGAAAAACTAAGAGAGTATATGCTACTCTATCTGGAGTAAGTATGTATTTTGGTATATCTGATATATCAAATGATAAGCATTCTATTCTTAAAGATACAGACTGTATTAGAGTTAGAGTAAGAGAGCAAAAGCGTAGTCCTATAAAATTATGGAGCGATTACATCTATCAAGTTCCTCGAGTAAAACTTAATCCTCCAGCTAAGACTAATAGTACTGCATCTATTTTAGGATTTATTACGGATGGTGAGGTATAATATGAAAAAGAATACTCTTATAATCAAAGCAGCTACTCCTGTATCTAATGCTTCTGCTTTAATAAAAGTATGTGATGCTACTAAAGATTTTAATCCTTTATATGGATGGATTATTAGTGGATTATCGTCAGATGCTAGTGGTAAAGTAGTTATAGATTTAGATAGGGAAGACGTGCTTAAAAATATAGAAGGACTCCAAGATACACTTCCATTTGGCTGTACACTTTCTGTAGAGTTTCCTGTAGGAACTAAGCCTATGATGATATCTGATATGTATCATACTTCTATGGTAGAAACTCTTAAGATAATAAAAGATAATAACATCACAGTAAGCGTAAATGATATTACAGACTTGCGTATCGAAGGAAACACAGTAATAGCCTCGTTTAAAGGAAGTAATGCTGGAGAATTTGAATTATATGAAATACAAGACGCAGATAACTTAACAAGTGCGTCTATAAATAAAAGATACTATAGTAAAATAGCAGAAGGAAATACAAGACTAGATATTACACTAGATCATTCTGTAGCTTCTAATGCTACTATACTTGGTAGATGGCGTAAAGAAGGAGACGTATTATACAGTCCTTATATAACAGGAAGACAAGCTCACTTGCTTAAGGCTGCTGTTATAGAAAGACATGAAATACGTGGTGGAAAGATTATACTTTATATATATGATAGAGATACTTTAGGAGCATTCTATGAAAGCGGACTTGTTATAAGAGTAAAGCAATCGGCTTCTAATACAAACTTTATCGTAAGTGGAATATCTACAAATCTGCCTAATAGAACAGCAATAGCTATAGATAATATAGATACCGATAGAATTATAGGTATAGGAGGAATTGTAGATATGTCTGTAGAACTTATAGGAAGCGCTATTACATCTAATACATATAAATTTAATACTGATGACGCTAGAACTACTCCTACTAACAAATACTTTAGATTAAATCCAAGTAAAGTAGTAGTAGACACTTCTAGTCCAAGTAAAGGTGTATGGCTTGCATTTGAAAGCTCTACTAATGCTGAGATAGAAATGCTTCAAATAAATCCTGGTCCTGGAACAAACTTTAACTTAACTGTTCCAGCTGGAACTATAACTTCTACATTGATTAATACTAAACCAGGATTTGGATTCTGGGCTAATACTACAAACTCAGTAGACGAAATATGGAGTCTAGGAAATATATCTTATACATATAGAATTAAAGGACTTGTAAATCAAACTGATGTAGCACAATTAGTTGCAGAAAATCCAAATATTACTGTGAAGGCTGAATATACGGGAAATAATGGTAAACTGTTGATAGAACATAGTGTAGATATAGCAGATAAACAAAAGTTCATATTTAATAATATTACTTTATATAACGCTGGAGGTTCTGCTATTAAAACATTTACCGGAGATTTCGAACTTAGTAATAATACTATTGAACTACAAGCAACAGAGTGGAATAATACAGCTAAAGTTACATATAAATATAGCTTTGCTGGAAGACCACTTAGTAGAGTTCAAGAAACTACTAGCATCGTAAGAAAATAAAGGAGGTAATATATGGTAGCTAGGACTTTCGAAGATTATGGAGACGCGTTGATGTTTAACAACCCAAACTGGACTCCGTGGACAGATAGAATAGAGATGAGTTATCTCATAAAGAATGTAATTTATAAGGCATGGCCTGGATTGGATGATTTTTTGGATACGCTTATAACGCCTCCATTAAAATTAGATGAAGATCCACCTGATGTATATGAAATATTAGAACAAATGAAAGCTCCACTTGAGGCTATAATGACTATGGTGCTTTCTGGAGAATTTGGATACTTTCAAATGTATAATGAAGCTATTAAGACAGAATACTATGAAGAAATACTTATTGGTGATTTAGATAGACTATGTTATATATTCTGCTTAGGAGTAAGTAAATTTATGCTTTCTAAGCTATTATATCACATAGATAGAAAGTTTTTACCACAATTCCTAAAGAATATGTTAATAAAACCAAATCTACAAGCTATAATAGATAAGTGTAAAAAGAGTTTCTTTGTGCAATCAGTAATGGCTAAAGAACAAGATGATACAGAAAGAATGAATAATCTTATATATGAAATATGCCAACATTATATGATTACGCAAAATTATGAAGCTATGGAATCTGCTATAGATGAGTTTGCAAAGATACATATACCTGATAAAGCAGAAAGAGTAGGATATGTAATAGACGGATTTAGTTTCTTCGTTCCTCAATTCTTTATAGATGCTCTTAAATCTGAAGATCCTAAAGGTGTATTAATGTATGACGAACGTTTAAAGAGATTTACATACGAAATGCTTAGAGCGCACGATCCTAAGACTCTAGAAGAATTATGCTTAAAATATGGTACTCATCGTAATAGACATATGGATATTTCTAGAATATATAATCTTCATATAGAACGTAAGAGTCATCATGGAGTTATGTATTGTCCTGAAGTAGACGGACTTTCTATACAAGAATTGAAAGTGCTTGATAGATTACGTAAGAATCAACTTACAGAACATGATATGGAAATAGTTAACAAGAGTCAAAAAATGCTTAATATTAAAGCAGTTATGGATAAGGAAGTTCAAGTAGGAGATATAGTAGATATAGATAACTTGACTATGACTATTACTAAGCAAGATGGAACTAAACGTGTATATAACTATGGCGATAAGACATTTAAATATAGATATAATGATGCTCTGCGTATGCTTTTTGATGAAGAAACTGCATTGGCTATTAGAGCTATAGTAGAAGATCCTAAGAGTAAGCTTTATGGTACTGGTATAACGGAAAAAGAGCAAATGGATCGTATTGGACAAGCAAGACCGTTCGATCCAAGAGGAATGACTGCTAAGGATTTGAATGAACATAGAGAGAAAGTCATTGCTAAGATTATGGAAAAATCTCCTGTACGAACTAAGATGAGAGTATTTGCTAATACTAAGCTTGGAACTCCAGAGCATCCTAAGCTAGAATACTTAACTGTAAACGATCTGCTTAATAGCATTCCATTTATAGTAGAAAGAGACGCGGATTTACTTGCATTTAAACTTATAGAGCTAAAGCAACTTAGAGATTTTATACAACAGCAAGATAAGTATATAGAAGAAGGTATTAAAATGGATAAAGAGCGTATAGAAAAGATGAAAATTAAGACCGGAAACGATGCATATGACGATGGTTATAAACGTATAGATTTCGGCGATACTTCTTATATAGCTCATCCTGATCCAGATCCATTCAACATAGATAGAAACGTTATAATACAAAAGCAAGATGAGGCTATTAAAGCTTTACAAGCAGAATTAAATGAAATAAAACAAAAGCGTTCCTCTTGGATAAATAATATTCCTAAGATAACGAATGCTAGATTATAAATGATAGGAGGTAATGACTTTATATGTATGGTACAATTATGAATAATGAAGCCTATCTCAGAAGACGTGGGCTTCCTATCGTAAATAGTGCTGACAAAAATAGTCCTACTGGATTATTCAGCAAGGATATATTTGGAGTCACAGATGACGAAAAGGAAACTAAGGCAGCTCTTATAAATCTACATTGCTATGTAATGCGTCCTTTATTCGTTGCTATATTCAGAACAGTGCAAAGAAGTATTGCTCTATGTGCTACTGCTAATACTAGAGACGGAGACTACTTTATACGTAAAGGAGTAGTAGCACCGTGTGACGATAAATATATTCCAGAACCAGGAGATATAGTAGGTGGAGGTCCATCTTTCTTATATAATAACTGGGACAAAATAGATACGAAAGCTTGGCAACAAGAATTCGGTAAGTATGCAAATAAAGAAATGAAGTCTTCTATATCGAAGTTTACAAGAGATCAAATGTTTAAGCATCATCAATATGTTATACCAATAGCATATCGTGCTGAAGACGATGATAGTAGAATGCTTGTAAATGATGTAAATGTACTTCTTTCTGATATTATACGTTATAGCAATGTTCTTGCTTCTATAGGAAATAAGCAATCTATGGGAGCAGACATTAAAACTCGTGATATAGAGTGTCTTGTACAGCGTGCATGCAACGAATACTATAACTTTATGAAAGGAAGGCACTTAGGTCCAAAAGGAACAGGACGTAAACAAATACTTTCTAGAGCAGTAGATAACAGCTCTCTTATAGTAATGCTTCCACACGTATGGACTAATAAAAAGCTTGGGAAAGGACTTCAAAAGTATACAGATATAGGTATTCCTATTCATCTTCTTATAAAGATGTTTAAGGATACTGTTATTAAATTCAGTAAGAACTTAATAGACTATCTATATGATAGAAGACTATTTCCAGACGATACACAACAAGATTTACTTGCATATTATGATGTAGAATTTTTATCTGATGCTATAGATAAGATGGAAGATCCATTTTTCCGTATACAAGACTTTCCTGCTATATGTAAGAATGGAGCTGAATTTGCTTCTATAGAATTAGATTTTGATGTAATAAATGGCGAAACGCACAGTCCGCTTAAGAAGAGCTTATCTTGGCTAGAATTCTTCTATTTAGCTAGTACTGTGTTTGCTGACTTAAAACATACGCGTGGTATAGCTACTACACGTTATCCTGTAGATAGTCAGCTTAGTCAGCAATATGTATTCCCAGTTCCGTTAACTTTAGCTCCATATAGACTTAAGACTATAAAAGTATTAGACTTTACATTCGATGGAGTTTTTCCATTAGTAGACGACTGGGTAAAGAATCATTATGATGAGAAAATATTTGAGCAAGGCAGCCGCGTATATGCAGGAATGGCTGTTGGTTTTAATGGTGGCTTCAATACGTGTACACTATGTTAAACGCATTAAATCCTAATGTATTTATTAGTGTAGTCGCCCTTCATCAGAGTGATCTGATGTCGAAAGTACGTTAATTGCAGGGAACTCTCAAGTAGACAATCTGCAGTGAAAGATTTGATTTAGATATCAAGGAAAATACTCAACGATCAGAGTTGAAATACTCGTAGAATCCAAGCGGAAAGAAATGCGTACCATCTCAATGAGATGTTGAAATGATCTGAACATGTATTACGGAACACGTATAAGGATTTATCTCCAAACGTAATACGCTTTGTAGACACGTATCTACATCGTGAGTAGCGATACTCAGACTGAAAGCTGAAACGCTTTGGCTATAGATTAGCGACCTATAGTTTAACAACACCTATCGAAAGATATTTGGACCATGATTAATTATAGTCCTCTACTAGGGAAACTTAGTGGATGAATTCCGGTGAATTGCTGGGAAGTCCTAAAGCTTTATCGCCTAGGATGCTTTTAAACGCGTTTAGAGGCCTCTAGGAGACGAAAGTCAGAAATAAGGATAAAGATATCATATGATGCAATAAAACTCTCTAAAAGTGTGTATAAACGGCTATAAATCGATTTTAGAGACTCTAAGTGATACTTATACAATGGATAATCAGCAGGCAAGCCAATATTATGTAAAGTAATGTAGGAAGCTTCAACGATCACATATGTACACATAAGCATGTGGAAGTGCCGGATACCTAAGTCTTATTCATATAAGATATGGTGAAGATATGATCTGTACTATATGGAGACATATAGCAGTACTTTAGATAGTACGGGATTGAAGTAGCGAGTCAATCTGAACGCATTAGGGAGATAAAATATCAAATAAACCACTGAATAGTAAAGAAGCAGTGGAAGATATACATAAAGCTCAAAACTCATTATTTAATATATTTGATTATGCTGGTAACTTTAGAAGAGCTACTGGTAAAGACGGAACGCAAACTTATTATAGTTTTAGTAGAAATCCTAAGCCAAGTGAGAAAGCTAAGACTATTCCAAGTAATCATCCATTAGTTCAAGCTATTATGAAGGCTGATGATGGAGATCTTGATATAGATTTGATTTATGAATATATGTCTAGCTTTGAAGCTGGAAAAGAACCAGAAATCAATATCTATGATAAAGTAAGCGTAAAGAGATTAGGGAAAGAAATAGAGACTACTATAGGAAGACTTATAATAAATAAGATAGTATTCTATAGATTCTGGAATAATAAGAACTTTCCTTATCATGATATAGTGTTTACAAAGAAGGCTATGGATGAGATCTTTATGGAAATAGGTCAGATTATAATGGAGAAAAATGCTACTGTAGATGACTTGAACCAAGCTATTAATATGTTTACGGAGTTTGGATTAAGATTAAGTACTATATTTAATAGCAGTATTACTATAGATATGATGACTCCAGGAGATGACTTTAGAAAGATGCGGGACGATATAATGAAACCTGCGTTTAAAGAATATAGAGAAACTCATAATATGGCTGTAGTTGAAGAGGCTGAAAAAAAAGTCTTAAGTAACGTAAAAGAGATGTTTAAAGATGATGATATGATGGAAATGTATGAATCTGGAGCATCTGCAGATATAAATAACGACTGGAAGACTATGAATGTAAGTATGGGAAGTTTGCCTAACTTAGACGGTACTGCAGAAGTAATTGTAGAAGACGCATTAGCGGATGGAATAGACTTGCATTATACAGCTGATTTGGCTAATACTGCTCAAAAAGGAGCAATAGATAGAGGAAATAAGACTGCGCTTGCAGGAGTATTATATAAGCAATTAGTAAATGGATTTGGTAATATATTTGGTATTAGAGGAGATTGTGGAAGTAAGAAAGGTATAGAAGTAAAGACTGGTAATAAATGGGATATACTTAATAGATATGCAATAGTAGGTGGAAAGTCTGTAAAGATTACTATGAAGAATGTCGATAAGTTCCTTAATAAGAAGTTTATTATGAGATCACCTATACACTGTAAACTTGGACATGATAACTATTGTAGCTGTTGTTGCGGAGATAAACCATTTGATATAGTAGGAAGAGATAGAATTCCTATAGGAATATATACTGCAGAAATAGCTACTGGTGTATTAAATATGTTTATGAAGTCTACACACGATTTGCATATAGTGCAATTTATAATAAAAGACTTAAACGATTTCGTATATCCTCAAAATAAGAAGAACTTGTTTGAAATAAAGCAAGATCCTATCGACGGTATTACTAAAGTATACTGTACTGAGGATATAACTTGGAGAGTTCCTGTATCTTCTATAGATGCTGAATACAACTATTACAACGTATTAGCTTATGGAACTATACTTAATAGCGGAAATGAAGAGTTTACTCTTACACTAGGAACAGAAGTAAAGACTACTCCAAGAGAAATAATAAGACCAAATGTAGAAGAAGATAGAGAATTAGAAGCTCACGTAATTTTCAAATATAGTAAAGGCGATGTATTCTTAATACAAACTAATAGCTATATGAGAGAAATGACTACTGCTAAAGTAATGCAATTATATTTTGGTGGAAACGTAAGTAACTTGATTCCTATAGATCTACATTTGAATACTATATATAATGCAATGAAATCTAATAAGAAGATCAATGCAGCTCAACTATCGTTTGAATTACTTCTTGGAACTCTTATTAGAGATTATAATGATGTAAGTAAACCTGCGAGAGAAGTAGGTACTGATAAATATAGATTCATATCTGTATATGAAGTAGGAGCTACTGCAGGAATGTTTAATGGACTATTTAGTAATGATGCTAATAAGGCATTAATTATAAACTTGGCTAAGAACGAGAAAGATCAGGCTAAGAAGATTAGTCCTATGGAAAAAGCTTTAAGATATTAGGAGGATATAAATGGCAATAGTAGAAATAAGAGATACGGCTAATAAACCAATAGCTATTAATACTATGCAAATAGAACACATAGAGGGAACTGCTACTAAAACTATAAAGGTAGAGGCAGGAACACTTATAAGTAAGAACTATACTGGAAATCCAGAAGTAGTAGCAACAGATACAAATTATACAGTAATAGATTGGAGTAAACCTGTTAAAGTAGTAATGATGAATGGAACGACGTATACGATAGGACCTGAAGAATTACAATTATTACAATCTCAAGGAGAACTTGGACTTAGAAAAGCAAATCCATTTGGATATTAGGAGGAATAAAGAATGTCTAAGGTTTTAGATAGTAGATTACAACAGATAAGCAGATTAATGGAAGGTACTATCTGTAAACAGACTAAACTAGCAGAAGCATATGAGTACGAGACCGATCAAAAGGCCTCGTATCTCAGATTTAAAGCAGCTATAATGGAATATGACATACTATCTGATTATAACTATATGTTGAATGATGATATGTATGAGGCTATTAATCGTAGTCTAGATCCTGATGAACAGATAGATAAAGACGAATGGGATAGAAAATATGCTGGAAACGGAATGAATCTAAGACCAGTTTTAAAGAAACTAGGCATACTAGATAGTGTAATGGACTATCTTAGAAGTGCTGAAATACTAGAAACTTATGTGGAATATAATCCATATTATAGAATGCTTCTTGGAAAGCCTCCAATAGATACGCCTGAAAGCGAATATATTTATATGGATAGAACTGTTGTAACCGGAGGTATTACAAGTATAATAAAAGTACCTATACACCATATGACTAAGTCTGAAATCTTTAGACTAAAAAGAGATGGAAGGCTTGATACTCTGATTGCTCAATATCCAGATAAGAAGTATTTGCAATATTTAGATAAAGATATAAATCTAATAGAAGCTAGAGAAGCAGAAGAATTTGAAATATTATACACTCCGAATAAGCGTGAGTTTAATGTATATAGAGAAATGTTTAATAACGAACGTAAGACTTATTTAAAGACTTATGGTTCTGAATATATGAGAGAAAGTACAGATTATGATGAATCGTTGGAACTTACTACTATAAAACTACGTGCTATATGCATGTTTTATATATTCACATATAGTAATGCTCTTAATAAGACAAGTTTCACTAGAGAAGAATCTGAAGATAAGTTTCAAGAATTCGGACTTTCATTTCCTTCTAGAATGCCTGACAGCTATAGAGACAGTTTGACTTATGTATTATCATATCTTAATACATTTAAAGGTACAAACTATGCATTAGAATTTATAGCTAAAAAGATATTTAATGGACTACGTTTATATAAATATTGGATAAGAAAGCGTGCTAGAGATATAAGTACAAATGGATTCAAGTATCCTCTTGCAGATGATGGTGCTTTGGCTCCTCCTGGAAAAGAGTACGAAGACGGACGTGTATACGATAATGAGAAGATGAAGAAACTTAATCAAGGTTTTACAGCGTCTGCTTCAGCTACTGGAGCTCTTAATCCGCTTCTTGCTACACCAGAACAGTTGTATCAAGTAGACTTTGTACTTCGTCCTATCAATAGTACAAATATAGTTGATTTTGATGCTATGGAAGGTGGAACAGGAAATAGAACTAGTGATCCTAATTCATTAGACAGTACTTGGGGTGATATGAATCACGCTAGATCAATAAAGTATATACTTCCTGAATATGAAGATTATAGTAAAGGTCAATCTAAGGAAATAACTCTTACGTATGATGAAGTAGTACAAATGGACCCAAGATGGGAAAATAGTGCAGAAATGAAACATGCCGTATTTTCTGAAGACTTTTCTTATGTAGAATCTAAGTACTTGGCTGTAGATAATATAGTAAAGATTACAGATTTCTCTACTGGTATAGGAGTAATACATAGATACATACTTAAATATAAAGAAATGCTTGAGAAAACTAGCTTTGCTTATAAGAGTAGTGGACATCAGCATAGTTTCTTTGCTTTATGGGTATACTTTATTACATTTATAAACTATAATACTACTAAAAATATAGATGCTCCTATAGCTGATACTGTAGGTTGGGTAGAAAGATTATTAGATTTTAAGAGTATTAAGACTCATCCTACTGTAAGATTTTACTGGCTTAATGAGTTTGCACAATCTGGAATAGATATAACGTTAGAAGAATTTCCTGATCCTGTTAATAATAATGATGATTTTATTAAAATGTTACAAAAGATAGAAAGAAGTATAGGATTAGCAAAGTTTTTAGATGCAGTATTACTTCATGCTAGAAATCATAAGGAAGTAGATCTTATACTAGAGGTATATAATTATGTAAGAATAGCTAATAAAACTCCACAAGTGTTTAACGCTACAGGGAATGAAAATAAATCATGGTATGCTTATTTACAAGAAATAGATGGAAATCTTGCATATCATTTTGATTTAACTATATTACATAACGATGCTGATGAAATATCTATGGAGATGGATAATATAAGTACTGCTCTTTTAGATATAGTCAAACAGCAAGAAAATGCTACAAATGGAAGCTTTCCAGATATTAAAGAAGTAATATTCTCTTCTGGTATGGTGTATGGAGGAATAAGTACATATTTACAATACATAATAAAGTTATTTAAAGCGTGGAGAGTAGAGTTCTTAGGAGAAGGAGGAGCTCTTATACTTATGGGAGATGATAGTGATTACTTACTTATGGTGGATCAAATTACTCCTAATGTAAATATAAGAATAAATACTCCTAGATGGAATTATACTCAATATCATTGGATAGAACCGGCTGAAGATAATAATATTACTTTATGTGATGAATTTAGAGTAGATGATGAAGTATATATGCATACTAGATATGGAGATATCAAAATAAGCTAATTGGAGGAACAAAATGTTTAATAAACTGAAAGATCTTTTAAAAAAGATATTTTTTAATATAGAAGATGAATTTAAAATTTGGGATGGAAGACTATATAAGTTAGAGAAACTTCCAAATGGAGAATTCAGAGAAGTAGAAATAGCTAAGAATAAAGTATTACTGAGTGGACTTCAGGCTACATGCAAGCATTTATTTAATAAACCATTTAAAATACAAATGAAAAGCTTTGAAGAAAATATGTATAACGATACAGAGGTAGTAAACGACTTAGCTAATATACAAATGGTACAAGACGACGTTCCATTTATAAAGGGATATAACTTATTATACGACGGAAGTGTAGGAACAGACGTAGTACCGTATGATAAACATAAAAAAGGATATACGTTTGATCAACTAATTCCGTTTAGATGCATTAATATAGAACTTGCAAAGGGAATGATGGGAAGTCTTATGAGTAAATATGCTCATTATAGAGTAAAGACTTATCACTTGTCGAATGGACAAGATGTTCAATATGTAGAATTCTTTACTAAGAAAGTAGATATAAACTATACTATAACTACTGCAGATGGCATAGAAGTTAATACTACAGAACCAGATCAAAACCTTATAACAGATAAAGATATTAGATGTCTTGCTTCTTTTACTATAGCTGTAGAAGATGAAGAATTATCTGAATGGTTCAATCTTAATAATAAAGGGAAATCAGAAGCTTCAGGATACAATGCTGTAGCTACAATGTGGGGTAACAGCGCTACTACTAATAAATTTGGAACACAATTTAATACTATGATAAATACATATGTATTTAGTAGAGTAAATCACGCATTTGTGCTTCACGGTGTAGACGGAGCTATTACATGTGTATACAAAATGAGACTTATTTAGAAGAGGTGATATATTATGGCTACTCAGGAAGTAGATTGGGAAGAAATAATCAAAAATGCTCTGAGTAACAGTGCTAAAGCTTGGGAAGCTGAATTTCTTGCTGCTAATAAGACTACAGAAGAAAGAATTACTGCATTAAATAAGCTTAAGAAAGAAGCTGATAGAGAATGGAATGCTCTTATGAATACAAAGACAGATCCATTTAAGTATCAAGTAGATAAAGAAGCTCTTAGGTCTGATTATGAATATTGGAAATCTAGCTTAGATCCTCTTCCTAAATCTGATCAATACATATATCACACTGATAGATATAGAATAACTAGAGACGGTAAGATATTATGGAATACACGTTATTTTAGAGATAATCAGAATGTAGACCAGTATGTATCAGATGATTATCTTACTGGAGAAGATTTCTTTACATCTAGATGGAGTAGTACTCCGTCTGATGTATTATTTAAAAAGCTTAAATCAAATTGGCTTACTGATTTATTTAAAAAAGGTGGAGGAAATACTATTGGTCAGGTTTCTTCTGATTGGAGTAAGTGGTTTAAGGAAATTAAAAAAGGTGAAAAAGCTGCTTGGAAGAATCAATTTAATGATATAATAGAGTCTTCTAAACAGAAAGCTCTAGGAAATATAGGTAGTACTGTAGGTATATCTAAAGTAGCTAATAAGTATTATAAGGCTAAAGAAGGTATAAGAGAAGATATAGCAAATGCTCTTGGGGAACTTAGAGAGTCGTATGCTGGAATGATAGCTGGTACTATAAATGATACTTTAGATGAGCTTAAGGATCTTGGTACTAAGGCTATTAATGGAGTAAAGGCTCAAGCTTATGATTGGTCTGTACAGGCAGGTCGTAGTAGTCTTAATTATCTTAGAAATAGATTTGGAAATGTTGCTGGTAAACTTAATGGAGTAGTACCGACTCCTATACTTAGAGTATTGGCTCCTGCTAATAAAATACTTGGTGGTACATTAGGAAAAATAAGCAGAAGACTAGGTTTAGGAAAATGGATATCAGACGTAAGTTCTCCTGAACAGGAAGAATCTGATTTAAAAACTATAGGAAAATATGTTCATAGCAATGCACAACTTCTTACTCAGAACACATCTATAGTAGATCATACTCATTATATAGGTAAAAGACTTACAGAACCTAAGCAACAAGAATGGGAAAAGAGTCAACTTGTAAACATAGGTATCAACATAAGAGAAACTATGGCTACTATGCTAGAAGACTTTGGATATGTAAATACTATACTTCGTAGTATAAATTATGCAAGAAACTTTCACTTTGTGAATAGACCTGTACTTGAAAGTGAAACTAATAGTTATTATAGAACTTATGCATTCTTTACAAGACCTAATTTAAACTTATTTATAGATGGAAAACTTAATCCTTCTTTAGATCAATATCCTGAAATGAAGGCTATAGTATTAAGTGATCCTGGACTTTACGCAGAACTTTGTAGAGATGGAGCTTATAAGAGTAATTTATTCAAACTTCTTAATAATTATACTAAAGAAGTAGCTCCACCTAGACTAGCAGAGACAAATCGTGAAGGTATAATGAATATGCATGGTAAATCTATGCCTACTCCAGGTATACCTGAAATATATGGGGAAAATGATGTATCTGTAACATTTATGGATAATAACCGTGGGGATATAGCAAAACTATTATACTTTTTATCTATGTATAAAGAATACACTGCAAAACAAGGATATCCTATGAGAGCAGAGTATATAAAGTATAAAGGTTTAGATTACTTAATGACTTTATACTTAGTATCTGTAGATATGAACTGGAATATGATAAACTTTGCAGTAGCTTATTGCCTTATCCCACCCGAACCTCCTACTCATTTGGCTCAACATAAGCTTGATGGTATGAGTAAGAATGAATATATGGAAGATATTAATATGACTTTTAAATGTACTACGTTTATTCCTTATGCTCCAGATCAATGTGATGTATTTAATGTATTATCAGGATTCAACCCTGCAAATATAGTAGACACACAAGGATCTGACGGAACTACTCTTTTGGCTACTGGACGTACAAATCAGACAGTACTTTCAGAAGGCAAAGCAGATAGAAAACCATTATTTAGAGCAGCGTTTAAAGAAAAGACTGGTGAACACAATGTAGGAGATGAACCTGTATTTCCATATAAGGGATTATTTGAAATGATGGCTATATCTCCAGGATTTTATAGAATGAGTAGGGTTACTAAGGATGGATTTACTGATACAAGAATTAATATAAAATTTGGATTTAGCTCGTAGAGAAAGGAGAACTAATATGGATACTGATTTAAAAAAGCTTAATGTGAGTCCTGATACAGATTATCCTTATGTAAAAGTAGGCTTTTCTGGAAGAGCTTATCCTAATACTAATACATTTCATACATTTGATAATGTATTTGGACATGTAGTAAAACATATGGAGAATTGGGTAAAGACTCATACTGATTTAAAATTACTTGAAACAGAAATAGTGCAAAGGCTTCCAGAAGCTCAGCGTACTAAAGATAGTCTTAGAAAAATGCTTAGTCGTAGTGTGTTTCCACGTGCTACGGCTATGTATAATATAGATCCTAGCCATGAAAAATTTGTAGATTTTGCTAATATGGATAGATTTGATAGAATAAATGGAAATCCAGCTGTAAATCTATTAGAGATACGAAGACAGCATTGGAAAAAGAACCCAGGTGATTTATGGGATTATATGAGAGATATAGATTTATTATTATTCGGAAGTCCAAAGTTTCAAACAGCTTCTATATTCTTTAGTGTATTAGTAAATGAAGAAGCTAAGGCATATGAAGTATCTGAAATGATGAAATATACATGGCCTCTAGAAGTTCCTAAACCTATATTTAGTAAGAAAGAAGAACTAGCAGATAATAAGAATCCTCTTATAATTCCATATACGCTTGAGACTCTATTACCTGATAGTCTTATAGCTGATCTTAAGATTATATTCAATATATCAGATAAAGGTACTAATGGAGACTTAGCTCTATTAGAAATATTAAGACAACACGGAAAAGATCAAATAGATTATAGAGTAGACGGAGGAAATAGACGTAGAGTATTTGCTATTAAATATGCAGCACCTATAACTCTAATTCCTAAATCTATAGAAGAAATTAATATAGAAGAAAGTAATGTAAAGACATGTGGAACTAAAATAGAATTCTTGGTAAATTATCCTAAGTTTCCTATATATGGAATGAGTGCTACTATGGAAAAGATTAATATAGATAATCCTAATTTTCAAGCAAAGTTTCAAACTAAAGAAAACGAACACGTATTTTATCAAGAAATTTATACAGCACTGTTCGCACAGTTTACTGACAACAAGCTGTCTCTTTATAATATGGTAGAAGTAGAATATAGTAAAGAAGACGAACATATAGATAATAATGGAAATATATACACATCTTTAGACATAATAGATACGACTTGTGAAAATATGATTATGGCTAAATATGTAGAGTTTTTATATGATTGCTATAATGAAGATGAACTTAAGGATCTTATTTATATAGAATGTAAGCGTAGAAACTTAGATGATGTAAAGAAAGATTATAAGCCTGGTATGGATGCTGACTTTAGAATTACGTCTGAAGATATAATAGATCTTAGAGGTAAAGAGAATAGAGTGGTTTATATAGCACTATACCTTAATAAAGAACATTTTGTAAGATGGCAAGAAGAAAATGGATATATTTCTCGAAGTAATTTTAGTAATGTATAGGAGGAGATTGATAATATGGCAACACCTGCAGCATTTATTGATTTTGAAGAATATGGTTTTGATAAAGCAGCTATAGATGTTATATCAAAACACGAAGGATTTAGAAAAAGAAAATATAAAGATACAAAAGGTATTTGGACTATAGGATACGGATTTAATATGGAAAGTGGTACATTTTCTAAAGAGCAAGTAGATAGATGGGAAAAAGACGGTATCACTGAACAAGAAGCAAAGTTTATATTGCATAAACATATAATAGAAATAGTTAAAAAGCTAGACAGAATTCCTTGGGTAGTGGCTTTAAATCTTCCTAGAAGATTAGCTATATTAGATATGTGCTTTAATATGGGTATTGGTTGGATAGACAGATGGACTAATACTGTAGGATTTATTAAAAGTGGAAACTTTAATGCAGCTGGTAGAGCTATAAGAGGAAGTTTATATGCAAAACAAGTAGGAGCTAGAGCAATAAGAAATGCCTTAGCTATAGAACTTGGAGAATATCCTAAGCCTACACTAGGAGCTAGAGAATTACTTCTTTTACAAGGAGTAGGTACTAGCAATCCTATGAAGAATGCTCCTAAAGTGAATACTGATAAAAATACTAAATAAGGAGAAGATAAATGGATGACAAAGTTAGAGATAGAAGACGTTATCGTACAGGATTTACTATAGATGATAAGAAAGAACTTATGAATATAGCGGTAACAGAACTTATAAGAAATGGAATTAAACCAGAAGACGTATCTCTATTATCTCCAGTTGCTATTACTGTTCAAGCTATGAGTAACTTTATAGATAATATTTCTGTAGTAATAGGAAATATAGCAAGAGAAAATAGCTTGATTCATGCTCAAAGATATAGTAGTCTTATGAATCAGCTTGCTCAGCATACAAATGAAATAGTAATAGCAAAACCTTCTATGATAGATATGTTTGTAAGAATGCCTTTATCTGATGTAATGATCTATGGTACTAAAACACAAGCTAATACTTGGGAAATAAAGTACAGTAATAGCAATGTTTGTATGATAGATGGATTGAAGTTTATGCCTGTAGAAAAAGAACATATAATAAAAGTTACTAAGAACTTAGATGGAAGTTTAACTCCTCGTGTATACGTAGATAGAGGTACTAAAAAAGACGATGTCTTAGTTCAAATGGTAGAACTACATGGCGTAAAGATACTGGGATTTAAGGCAACATTTAAGCAAATAGAAATAGATATTAAAGAGTTCTCATTTACAGACGATCAACTTCAAATGTTTCTTATAGAAGAAGATCAACCTATTAGTGATATTTTCCTATACTATAGAGATAATGGAAGTGCTCCATGGCGTAGTATAGGAAAAAGACTTTATTTTACGAGAGGATCTGAAGATTATCTAGAATATAAGATAGAAGCTCAGAATAAAATACGTATAGATTATAAATATGTACAAGGTGGATTTAAACCAGCTATAGGAGGACAGCTTCGTGTAGAAGTGCATATGACTGCAGGACGTGATGTAAGAACTACTATACCTGCAGAACCTATGATAGTAGAATCTCATCTTACACATGTGGATTACGAGCCTGTAGGAGTAGATTATTTTGAGTCTACTGGAGCAAAGCTTGCAGTAGTAGACAGAGAACATTTAAGAAATAGTATTATAAAAATAAATGGATCTAGACGTAGAATAGACACTGATAGTGATATGAAAACATTTTTACTTAATTATACAGGTGAATCTAAGTTTGAGCCTCGTCTTGTACGTAATGATATAAAGCACAGAATATTTAATATTTATGCTACTTTATCATTCAGATCAGATACAGGAAGTCTTAAAAGAAGCTTTACTGTTCCTACTAATACTACTAATCTTACTATAAGAAAAGAAGATCTGTATAGTAGAGATGTAGTAGGAACGTTATATTATTGTATGAATGATACACATGCGGTTAAAAGTACACAAACTCGTGCATCTGACTTCAGTACACTTTTACCAGGATTTAATACGCAAACTGATCCTATACCTCAAAATATAGGAACTCTTAATATAACTGATCCAGCTAATATAAGCATGAATTATTATTATATAAGTCCATTTATATATAGTTATGATCCAAAAGCAAACTTCTTGAGAGCTTATGCTATGGGTCAATATGATGTTCCGTATTTGAGCTTTAGTACTTTTGAGTCTTATACTAATAGTAGTGCTGTAAGATTTATTAATACTTCTATCAGAGTAAATGATTATATAGATTTTACAGATAATAGTAGAACTTCTAGTAAAAATGTATACGAACTTCGTGCACAAATGAGATGTGAAGCTGGAGAAGAATATACTCCTATTCTGGGAACTACATTTCAAGCGACTCTTAAAGTAAAGACTTTCGATAGACAGAAAGATATATTGATTTATGCTACTTCTATAGAAAAACAAGAGGATGATAAATGGGATATAGTATTTAAAATAGATACAGATAGAAAGATATGGGGAGATAATATAGAAATTACCTATAGAAACGATCTTGATAATCCTGGAAGTAAGGAAACTAATATGATAAAGTGTAAGTCTGAAGTAGAACTTGAGATTACACGTGTATATCCTAAGGTAGAAGCTATTCCAGAAGAAAGAGATCAATATGGTACTGTAATTAAACCTGCTGTACCAGAAATTCCTCGTAGATTTCAAAAGACAAATGTATATCGTAGTACAGTAGAATTCTTTAAAGATATAACAGAAAGTTTATATATACAAACATCAGTTTCTGTAGATGGACTATTTAGATTCGTTTCTGTTCCTTTAGTAGAAATGGAGTTCTGGAGATCTCCTAAGAATAGAATGAATATAATAGAAGAAGTAAATAATATAGCTAAGTTCATAAAGTCTGAAGTATATGATGAGTTAGATGAATATAGTCTTACTAGTCGTACTCTACACGATAATTTAGAAACTCTATTTAGAGTAAGTATAAAGTTTACTAAGACACATGGATTAAGTAAGTTCTTAGATATAGGAAATACCGGAAGACGTCCTATAATAAACTTACAAGTAAGTCCTACTGCATATATACGTAAACTTGATAGTGATTTCGATGAAAGCGGAATTGCTTCTCAACTAAATCAAAAACTAATAACTCATGATTACATGATGACTGACTTCAACTTAAACACTATAGTATTTAATACTATGGATAAGGCTGGAGACAGTGTGGATTGGGTACAATTTAAGAACTTAGATAACTATCCACCTGATCACTTGACTATTATGAGAAATAATAATAAAGTAAATAACTGGGATCCGCCTGAAGTAATCAGTATAAAACCAGTTTATGTTCCAGAAGCAGATAACTATAAATTTAATATGACATTTATTGACGCATAGGAGGTAATAAGAAATTGAAAGCAGTAATGTTAATTGATGGGGTTAAATCTACCTACGTATTTGAAACCGCCTTAGAAAACCTAGAAAAATGGTTCGGCGATGGAAGATACAGTGATAATGGAATGAGTCCTCCGATTTGGGTAGAGACTAGTGAGGATGGTAACTCAGCTCTTATTATATATAATGGAGGAATAAATAATGGAAAATATCCTACTAAAGAATTCTATGACGCAGATTTCTTTACAGAAAGCTATAGTGATAGTAGAATCAATAGTATATTTTCTGCTTGTATGGATCCTACTAATAAGGTTATGATGAGTGAAACTGAGGGTGTGTATTTTATTAATGAAAATTCTTCTGCTCAAGATATAAAGGACTTTGCCAATAAAGTAAAGAATTTTGCATCTAGAACTATTATGAGTCCTGCTTCTATTGTAGCAATGGAATCTCATACAGAAGATCTCACTATGTTTAAAATATTAGCTTCGGCTGCAGCTGAATCTGAAAATGTAGCATTACAAGCAGCTTTAGAAAGTGCAAGAAAACATAATGAAGCTATGAATGGTTTAGGCTTAGAAGAATACAACGATTTCGATAGGAAAGGACTTGAAGAGCAAATTGATATTCTTAATATGAAACCATCTGAACATATAGATCCTGATACATTTGAAGAACCATCTGATCTTGGTAATACTAATAATATACCGACTGAAGGTGATGATGAAGTAAGAATAGAAGATTTAGATGAAGATGATTTAGGTCATGAAGTTCCATTAATAAATGATGATGATACTGTAGAAGACGATTTAAAGCCTTCTGATGCACTTTTAAGCGATTCTAAGCCTTTAGACGATAAAGAAGTCGTTAAACCAGCAGAAACGCCTAAAAACAGCCTATTAGACGCTTTAAACGCACTTAAAGAAAAAATGGGAATTACGGATGAAGAATTTATAAGTAGACTTGAGAAAGTAATGCTTATAGGAAAACTTGCTGGTGGAGTACAATCTGCAGCAGTTGAAGAAGAGAAAGCTCCAATAACTGAAAATAGTGTTCCTGAAGCTGAGAAACAAGGTAGAGGCGGAGATGGTTTATATTATATAGATACTCCTGAAGGTGTGGTTACTAATATGCCTCAAAGCGAAGATATTGATAATGAAAATTTAGAAAACATTAACACAGATGATTTATTTGGAGATGATTATGGAGATGATAATAATGAAGAAGGAAGAAGTGAAGCCGATCCAGAATCTGGAAATGATGATATCGTGGATAATGGAACCACAGAAGAAGGCAGCGGAAGCGATGAAGATATTCAAGCAGAACCAAAAGAAATAGACGAATCTCTACCGCCAGATGAACTTATTAAAGAACTTGCTAACGAAAGTAAGACTGATGATGAGTTCTTTGAAATGCTTATTAAGAGAAGAGTTAAGTTTGGACTACCTACACTTATAAAAGCAAGTAATATAGATATGAGAAATTATGTACTTACTGGTGTAGAAAGTGCTGTACCTGCAGAAGTTAAATCTAAGAGAATTAGTTTGATATAAATTATATATATTTAAATGATTTACAAATCATATTTTAAAAATAAATTAGGAGGAAAAAAGAATGAGAACACAATGGATTGCAAGCTGGAAAGAACGTGGGGTACAAGGAGTTAGTGCTGATAAAAGACTAGTACTTGTAATGGAAGATTATGATTATGCTTTTAGAATAGAAGAGCTTGTAGAAAATAAATATGAAGAAAGAGGTAAAATAGTAGTACCTCATCAATCTTCTGATATTATGAAGCTTTTACAAGGGTTCTTCCATAAAGCACAAACGCTTAAATCTAAAGTATTTACTGCAGCAGATAAGGCACCTGCTCCAGTATTATTTGATATTACAATGCCTATCTTTAAGAACGGTAGTGTAGAAGCTCTTAGATTTACTTCTGTTAATAAGGATGACGGAAGTGGAAAGATCAAAAGAGAAACAGTATTAGCTATTTATAGATATCCTAGTTATGATAGTTTTAAGGAATATAACAATAAAAAAGTAGAAAGTGGTCAACTTAGACCTATTCCTAAAGACTATATAGTAGCTGGAATAAAACTAAGTAATATGCCTATTACTAATGGAAGCTTTGTGTATAACGATTGTGCTGTATTAGATAGTATCGCTCATGCACTAGATTCTGCAGAAGCAGCTAGAATATGGCATCCAGTAGTAAGACAACTTGATAAGTTAGGTGATGAAGCAAATGCACAAAAACAAGCTGGAGGTTATTCTTCTAGCAATAATGTGGATACTTCTAGTCAGTCTTCGCATAACAGTAGCTCAGATATGAGTGCTCCTGTTACAGGTAGCGAGCCAGCTCCTACTTTAAGTGAACCTGATGATGAATATCCATTCTAATAGGGAAGTGGGGGATATAGAAATATATCCTCCTATTCTTTTTTTTTAAGGAGGATTATATGTTTGATTTGAATTTTGGATCTGCTAAGCTAGATAAGAAGTGGAATATAGGAAACTTTATTACTTCTAGTTATAAGACTGCTAGAGGAATATCTGTAAATGGAAGTGACGCTAGCGACGTAGATCTTAATAAGATTATAGCATCTATTAATAGAGACTTTGGACGTAATGAGAAAGATTACGACAGTCTTTATAGAGAGCTTATGCTAAAGAGAAATGAAACTAAAAAAGAAGTATCTGAGATGAAAGCTAATAATGCAAAATATATAGATATTATAAGTGCTCAAGGAAATGATATTAATATTATGAGTACTCAACTAAGAATACTTGAAGATAAACAAAAGCTTACAAGTGAAAAATATAAAACTATTCAGGCAGAAAAGAAACTATGGAAAGATTTACAAGCTAAAAATGATGTCGGATCTGATAAACCTGCTGTCAATAACTTTATTACTAATAGTCCATTATCAGTAGGACAAATGGCCAATGGAGGAGGAATAGGAGCTAATACTCCTAAGACTATAAGTTTAGAAAGTCTTGGAGCTCTTCCTGTAAACGAGTACAAGCAAAGCGAAGATTTCTTAAAGCCTATCGCTGAGACTGCTAATAAAGAACTAGAAGAAGCAAAGAATGAAGAATCTAGTGAAAAGGAGTTAGCCAAAAGCAGCAGTAATGTAGTTAATAATGTTGTGAATAATCCTGTTCCTGGGAGTGATATAGCTGTAAGTAAAGATCTATTTGGTAATGTAACTAAAACAGTAGCAGATCAACTTGATGAAAAGATGGATATAGTAAAGGCTAGATTCGCTAGAAAGGATGCATTGCTTACAGAACATAATGGATTAGGACATGATTATAGTACTTCTATAGATAATTTAGTAATGAATAAGACTCCACATCAAGTTAGATTATTTGTAAATCCTGATACTGGAAGATTCTGGGAAAAAGCATTTACTAGAGATGCTGAAGGAAACTATACTATCGAAGCTAAAGCATATCATCCACGTGGGATAACTCACTTGGGAGACTTACAGTTTGATATAGTTGCTAGAAAAGTAGTGACTTATTATGATGATACTCCAATAGATTTCGAGATAGATAGAAATGAAAATCATATGGGAGAATTCTATATAAATGAATGGAATGATCCAAAAAATGATAAGTTTAATATTCCTGCAGACATATGTAATCAAATGATAAGTATAATGGAAGCATAGATGAATAACCCCTCCCTTTTAGTTGGAGGGGAGTTCATTTTATTACGTTAAAGACAAAAAAAAATAAAGAGCTCACTAGGAGCTCAATACTTTTTATAGGTAATAGTTTCCTTGATCATCTGCGTGATCGGGACCTATTCCCATTATTTCACTGTAGTATCCCCTCCAATCTTTACACCAAGAAGATGCTACTCTATCATACATCTTCCAGGCGATATTATACCTTAATATCATGTTTTCAATAGATTGACACCCATTTGGATAATCTGGGAATAATCTATCAACATTTTTATAAAGAGTTCTCAATCCAAGTTTCGAATTCTTCATGAATTGATTAACTCTTTTATCAGCTTGAATAGTCTCTTCTTCATCCTCTTCGGATTGAAAATTCCATACCCATTCATATTGCTTCAATACATCGAACCAATAATTTAGTTCTTGCATTTTATTTTTTGGCATTTTTTGAGATAGAGGTAGAGATTGCCAACTTTCTCTAGCTATTTCAGATTTCTTTCTTAAATATGGAGTTTCTTTGAACTTTTTAGATCTGTAGCAATCGATCAAAGATTTTACTCCATCTCTGTTCAAATAACCCCATTTTTTCTTGAAATATTTAGATCTTCTAGATCTCATTATATAGGGTTTATTCCATGTACCAATCTTTCTGAATAAGATTTCATTTGTAAATGAGATAGGACATCCCTTAACAGGTTCATACCCTAATTCTCTAGCAACCTTCACTAATTCTGCTAGAGATTTATTCCATAATTCTGTGTTAGTATACTCAAGTTTTATTTGTATATTTTCACATCCAGTCCAACTTCCAATAGCTGGGAATACATTTACTTTATCAATAACCCAATCATTGTTTCTAAGGATAATCTTTTCTAGTATAAACGACACATTTATAAACGTAGGTTTATGTATCGGTTTATCTAACACATAATAATCTTTATCTTTACTATCGCTACAACCCATATCCCACAACTTATTAAATCCTCTGTTATAATCAATAGTTGTGTTATCAATTTCCCATAATAGCATATCTTTGATACTGAAATCTACTACTTTTACTTCTTCCTTAAATTCTTCCTTTAATTCTCTGTTTGGTGTCCACATATTTATTCCTCCTTTTTACCCATCGTTCCCAAGTATAAATATGAAGACTTGGGTGGGCTTATTATTTTTTATTATATACTTTATAATATATAGTCAAATTTGCATTAATTATTATATCCGTTTTTACCATCATTTACCCCAAATATCACTCATTTCAGCTAGAAAGAGAGAACATAGGAAGGAGCGGAGATTTATCTAAATTTTAGCTATATATCATATATCGTATCCAAATATAATACATGCTTCTCTCCCCTCTCATCATCAACCCCTCGATGATGAATGAGGTATGTATTTATTTGGATAAAGCAATTACAGAGGGAAAGCGCGAAACATCTATAAATCTTAAACCGAAGGAGGTGAAGAGAGATGAAAAAGATGTTGATCTTGTTAAATCATCAGATCGATGATGTTCAAGTGAAAGCTTTAGCTGAGCTAGGGTTTGAGCCTGAATACATGACTGACGATGAGAAGAAAGTTTGGTCTCAAATCAAACCTGAATCTCTTGTCAGCGATGTTCAAGCTATACTTGATAATCATAAGTTTGATGATTGTTTAGTACAAGGGCACTTTGGTGCTGTTGGGTATGTACTTAAAACAGTTGGTTTTGACCATTGTTGGTACGCTCACAGTATTAGAGATGCTGTTGAAACTAAGCAAGCTGACGGAAGCTCTATAAGAACTTCGGTGTTCAGATTTGCTGGTTACATTAAGTACTAAGCAATCTCAGATCTGATGAGAAGCTATAAGAACAGGTCTAGTTTATAGATATAAGGAACTAGATAGGGATAAGGACTGAAGTGTACGCCTGTTCTGGAATGACAACTGATAAAGGCAGTGGGTCATGTGACATCTGGAAAGACAGAAATATTTTTACCAAAGGAGGTGCAAAATGGCAAGAATGGTAGAAATGAAAGAAGCTGAAATAGTGGCAGCTGGAGGAGTTTTCGTTAGACAGGAAACTAACTACAGCGACCAATATGGAGGTTTTGTAACAGATCATATATATTTACTAAATGGAGAAGAAGTCTATAGTGATGTAGATTGGATCTTCGAAGGTAGATAATATGATCTGTAGCTAAGCTATAACACTAGACTACTTCACTGTAGATATGTATAAGTAGGTGACATTACTACTCTAGTGTAAGGAAGATACATGGGGAAAAGCCGTGGGATCTTGTGGCGACTCGGAAAGACGAGAATTCTCATATAAAGGAGGTGAAATTATATGGGAAATAAAAAAGATTATCAGTTTCACGACTGTGATCTTAAAAAAATGGGAGGAATCCCTGTTCGTATCATATGGACATATAGTGACATGGCTAGCGCTGATATAGGTCACTATGTATTCAGAATGAAAAACGGGGAGGAAATAATTTCTGCGAGCTCATTTTTCGGAGAAGATTACAGTTCTGGATCTGGATCGTGGGTAGAGGAATTATAATATAAAAAAAAATAAATCCAGAAGGAGGTGTATATAATGCCTAGATTAAGCAAAAAAGAGCTTGAAGCTCTAATAGGTCATTCTGTAGAATGGGATGACGGATACGGAGAAGAGTAATCTCTAGTATCTAAGCTAAAGATCGGACTGCTTCGCTGCAGATAGGATAAGTAACAAATTAGGGACTCCGATCTACGTAGAACACATGGAGAAAGGCCGTGATGTTCTGAGCGTTGCTCATTTTAATAAAACTCCGCTAGCGCAAGGCGGTATATAAATGTTGCGCATTCCATTTATAATAAGGTTTTGGTCATGAATAGGCAAACTCTTCAGCTAAGTCATGATCGTTAGGAGGTGTAAAATGAAGAGTTATAAAATATTCCTTCTTGGGAAAACTTCAGGAGAAGTAATTCCAGAAGGAATGAATAAGAGAATAAAAGCCTTCATAAAAAAGAAGTTTGAAGGCGGAGCTTCTCTAGAGTCTCTTAGAGCGTTAATCCTACAGGCGTTCGAAAGAGATAATATTAAAGGTAGCTTGACTATTTATCAGAATGGTCAAGTATACCTTTCTGTAGGAAATTAATAAAATGACCTGAGGAGGTCTATAAATATACCTAGCGCTCCTATAGCGCGTTTGATAATTTAGGAATATTATTAGAGATGCTCAATGTTGAAGAGCACCTAGATAATGTTCCTAAAAAAATAAGAGGAATATTATCCGGGTGGATCAGCTAGGCATCTTTTGATGTCTGGTTGGTCTACTCGGGTATCTCTAATAATAATTAGTTTAATATTTTTTATTTT